ACTAAAATCATATCTGCTGCTATGGCGCATTATTGCTATATAAATCTAAAAGTTTTACCACCTTATTTTGATTATGTAAACAGAGTTATTTACTCTAAGATTGAAAGTGTATCAGATGTCTCACAAATAGATCATCCTTCTGTACGGGAGTGTTTGAAATACTATGATATACCTAATGGAATTTCTATTACTCATGATGGGGATTTGCCTGCTCGTTCTGGTATTGGATCAAGTTCTTCGTTCACTGTTGGACTGATTCACGCCATACTTACATTACAGGGCAAGTTGCCTACGCCATATGGTTTGGCGTTAGATGCTATCAATATAGAACAAAACTATATTGGTGAGTCTGTTGGCGTCCAAGATCAATTCATGGCCGCATATGGCGGCGTTCGTGTTCTTGAACTTTCTGGAGCAAACATGAACGTTCGTGATCTAAGAATCAAAGATGATTATGTCTTAGACCTAGAAGAACATATCATGCTAGGTTTTTCTGGTATCGATAGATTTTCAAATGTACACGCCAAACAGCAAGTCGATGCTATCAAAGAAGGCAAGTCTAAAAAACTACTTGAAGAAATTACAACAATCACTGAAACCGCATTGCATATTTTTGAGAGTCATGGTAAAATAAAAGAGATAGGTGAATTGTTAAAGTATCAATGGAATCGTAAACGACAACTTACTGACACTGTTACAACTGATTACATAGATACAATATACAACAAGGCTATCAATGCTGGAGCATATGGTGGTAAACTGATGGGTGCTGGTGGTGGTGGTTTCTTTATGTTTCTTGCGCCACCAGATGCTCATGAAAAGATAAAACAAGCAATACCTGAAATCAATGTATGGGTGCCTTTCAGATTTGATTTTGAAGGCTCGAAGATTATAATGGAGTGATGATGAAGTATCCTTTAATGTCAGATAATATTACTAGAGAAGATTTAGATTTGGTAATAGAGCATCTTAAAAAAGATAATCCTAAACTTACGAATGGACCAGAGTGTCGTGCTTTTGAAGAGGCATGGAGTAAATGGTTGGGAGTGAAATACTCCGTGTTCGTCAACTCAGGTGCTTCAGCAAATCTATTGTCAATGACAATGTTGAAGATTAAACATCCAGAAGGTGGTGAAGTGATTGTGCCACCATTTACATGGGTGTCGGACATTGCTTCTATTCTTCAGTGTGGTTTCACACCAGTGTTTGTTGACATTGATTTAGATACGCTTGGCATGAATGACATTGGTATACTGAACGCAATCAGTGATAAGACACGTGCTGTATTCATTACTTATGCACAAGGCTTTGATTGTTTATCTGGTAGAGTATTGGAAGTTCTACGTCATCGCAACATACCTTTAATTGAAGATGTGTGTGAATCACATGGTGCAACACACAATGGTAAATTACTTGGTAGTTATGGTTGGATGTCTAACTTCTCTTTTTACTTTGCACATCACATGTCTACTATTGAGGGTGGCATGGTATGTACAAATGATGAAGAAGTTTATCGCACAGTTCGTATGCTTCGTTCACATGGCATGGTTCGTGAATGTGGTGACTGGATAATGGCTGAAAAATATAAGGCAGAATATCCAGAGTTGAACTCAGACTTTATCTTTGCTTATGCTGCATACAATATGCGTAACAATGAGATTGGCGGCATACTTGGTCAAAATCAGTTGAAACATTTGGATGAAAATGTTAAACTACGAAATGAGAATCTTTTTTACTTCTTATCAAAACTAGATCAGAAGAAATATAAGGTGGACTTCAGATTGATTGGTTGTAGCAACTATGCGTTCAACATTGTTTTACAGTCAGAATATGCTAACAAAGATTTTGTAGAAAGACTGATGCATAAGATGCGTGATGAAGAGATTGAGTTTCGTCGTGGTTCAGCAGGTGGTGGTAATCAATTGAGACAGCCATATCTAAAAGGTATTGTACCTCAAGATCATTACATGAAATATCCGAATACTGATCACATGCATTTTTATTCTTTCTATGTTGGTAACTACCCAACACTAAGCAAAATATCAATTGATGAAATAACAAATGTATTGAATAGGGTGTAACATGAATATATTAGTGACTGGTGGTGCAGGTTATATTGGCTGCATTCTGACTGAGTATTTGATGCAGATGAATCATGAAGTAACTCTTATTGATAACTTCATGTATAAACAGACAGGTTTAAATCATCTTTGTGAAAACAAAAAACTTACTATTGTAAATGGTGACATTCGTAATCCACATCACATGTCACCATTGCTGAAGAAAGCAGATGTCATTATACCTCTTGCCGCACTTGTTGGCGCACCGTTGTGCAATAAAGATGTTGTTGGTGCAGATACAACAAACAAAGATGCCATGTTCTGGATGTTGAATGCCGTTTCTGATGAACAGCGTATCATCATGCCGACAACCAACTCTGCATATGGTACAGGTGATGAAAATAATTTCTGTACAGAAGATTCACCACTGCGACCAATCTCAAAGTATGCTATTGATAAAGTTGCTGTAGAACAACGATTGATGGAACGTGAGAACTCAATCAGTTATCGTTTGGCTACAGTGTTTGGTATGTCACCACGTATGCGTACAGATTTGCTGGTAAACGATTTAGTTTATCGTGCAGTTAATGATGGATATGTAATCATCTTTGAAGGTCACTTCAAACGTAACTACATTCATGTTCGTGATGTATGTGAAGCATTTCTACATGCCATGTATCAGTTTGATGAAATGAAGAGCAACATCTACAATGTAGGTCTGTCTTCAGCAAATGTATCTAAATTAGAACTCTGTGACATTATCAAGAAACATATACCAACATTCACAGTTATAGAAGGCGATATCAAGAAAGACCCAGATCAACGTAATTACATTGTCTCTAATGAAAAATTAGAAGCAACAGGTTGGTTGCCTTATTATACAATAGATGATGGTGTAGAAGAACTCATCAAGGGATATACATACTTGAAGAATAACATTTACGGTAATGTATAATGACAACATCAAATCATTACGTCAACAACGCAGACTTTCTAGCAGCACTTATAAAATATAGAACAGATTGTGAAGATGCGAAGACTAATAGTAAACCAGAACCAAAGATACCAGATTACATTGGTGAGTGCTTTCTAAAGATTGCAGAACATCTATCACGTAAGCCAAACTTTATTTCATACACATACCGTGATGAGATGATATCAGATGGTGTAGAAAACTGTCTGATGTACTTTCGCAACTTTGACCCGGCTAAATCAAAAAATCCATTTGCCTACTTCACACAAATAATTTACTATGCATTTCTACGTAGAATTATGCGTGAAAAGAAACAACTATATGTGAAGTACAAAGCCACACAACAATTCGGTTTGCTTGATGAGGGTGAGATGTACGAAGATGAAAACGGTAATATGAAACAGTTTGAATTGTATGATAACATCTCAGAGTTTATTCACAACTTTGAGGAAAATAAGAAAAAGAAAAAAGAAAAGAAGTCGGAGGGGCTTGAACAATTCCTAGATGATGATGTAGAATAATATTATGAAAATATGTGTGCTTGGTGATACTCACTTCGGTATGAGAGGTGACTCTTTAGATTTTCATAAATACATAGAGAAGTTCTATGCGAACGTCTTTTTCCCATATCTAAAGGATCACAATGTTACTACCGTTGTACAACTTGGTGATCTTTTCGACCGCCGTAAGTTTATTAACTTCAATTCACTCTATCTGTGTCGTGAATATTTCTTTGATAAACTTGCAGAAAACAACATCACATTCATCACGTTCCTTGGTAACCATGATGTTGCTTTCAAAAACACCTTACAGGTTAACTCATCTAAATTACTTTTAGACGGTTATGATAACATTACTGTACTGGATACTTTCAATACAATGCAGTTTGGCGGTATTGATGTTGATCTGGTACCTTGGATCTGTGATGACAACCAAGAAGAAATTCTTCAAAAACTAAAAGACTCCAAATCACAAATCGTTTTTGGCCATTTTGAAATAAAAGGTTTTGAAATGGACCGTGGCAACATTTGCCATGAAGGTGTTGACAAGTCACTGTTTAACAAGTATGATATAGTTTTGTCTGGCCATTTTCATCATCGTTCTGATGACGGCCATATTTACTATGTTGGCACACCGAATGAAATGACATGGGCAGATTATAATGACCCACGTGGCTTTGTTATCTTTGACACACATACCCGTGAACAAGAGTTTGTTAAAAACCCATACAGAATGTTTCATAAGTTGAACTACAATGACGAACTTGAACATTTTGCTGAGGGTTACAAATCTTCATTTATGGATTATTCGGTCTATGAAGGTTGCTATGTCAAAGTTGTTGTAGTCAATAAACTAAATCCATTTTTGTTTGACTTTGTGATTGATAGCATTTACAAGGCTGGCGCTGCTGACATATCAATCGTAGAAGACTTTACCGACACGACAGGTGATGTTGACCAAGAACTAATTGACCAAGCAGAAGATACGATGACGATTCTTTCAAAGTATATTGATAACATGACAATCAATGTGGAACCTGATAAACTAAAAAACATTATGCAGGAACTTTACGTTGAGGCTTTGAGTACCACTACTGAATGATATTATTTAAAACTCTGCGTTGGAAAAATCTATTAAGTACAGGCAATTACTTTACCGAGATAGCACTTAATAGCAATGCTAATACATTAATAGTTGGCACAAATGGTTCAGGCAAGTCAACAATGCTTGATGCCTTGTGCTTTGGTTTGTTTGGTAAGCCGTTTCGTAATGTCAACAAACCTAATTTATTAAATAGTATAAACAGTAGAGATTGTGTTGTTGAAATAGAATTTTCTATTGGTAGCAAAGAGTTCAAGATTGTTCGTGGCATTAAACCAAACATCTTTGAAATCTACCAAGATACAGTTTTGCTGAATCAAGATGCGGCTGTAAAAGACTATCAAGACTATCTAGAGAGGTTTATTCTCAAACTAAACTACAAGTCTTTTACGCAGATCGTCATACTTGGTTCAGCATCCTTTACACCGTTCATGCAGTTGTCTGCTGCTGACCGTAGAGCAATCATTGAAGATTTACTAGACATACAAATCTTTTCTACGATGAATAGTCTCATCAAAGAAAGATTGTCAACAAACAAAGATCAAACCGTATCAAAAAAGAATGATATAGCATTGTTGCTTCAGAAATATGAATTGAAGAAAGAGCATCAGGATAAACTGAATCAAGATAACGAAGAGAAGGTAAAAGAATATGAGAAAGAGATACTTCTGCACAGAGAAACCATACGCACCCTACATGATGACATTGACAGCTTGGAGCAAGCCAAGCAAACCTTATCAGAAATCTGTGCTAAAATTCCTGAAAATGAAAAGAAGATTACTTCGTTTAAAAAAGTTGAATCTCAGATTGAAAGCAAAATATCCAAATTGGGAACAGATAGAGAGTTCTATGAACACAATGCTGATTGCCCAACCTGTAGGCAAGCCATTACCTTGGAGTTTAAAGAGGGGCAACTTAGCGAACTTGGAACAAAAGAAAAAGAACTTGTTAGTGGTCTAGTAGAACTTCAGACAAAAATTACTGAACAAGAAACTGTTGTAACTGAACTTCGTGAAAAAGAAAAAGAGTTATCAAATGTTCGTATTCAATTGGCAACTACACAAACCAGTGTAAAAGGTTTGAATGATTCAATCACTAAACTGGAAAAACAAATCAAACAAGTACAAAAGCCAAAAGAAAACGTTGATGAAAATGAGTTGAGCTTAATCAAGAAAGAAGTTGAACAAGCACAAGAAGAACTGAAGCAGTTGTTGGATGAAAAGGCATACTATGATGTTGCCTCTTCATTGTTGAAAGATACTGGTATCAAAACTAACATTATCAAACAGTATTTACCTGTGATAAACAAATTAGTGAACAAGTATCTTACAAGCATGGATTTCTTTGTAAACTTTAATCTTGATGAATCGTTTAGAGAAACAATTAAATCCAGACATCGTGATGAGTTTTCATATCACAACTTCTCAGAAGGTGAGAAACAGCGTATTGATATGGCACTGATGTTGACATGGCGTGCCGTAGCAAAACTAAAGAATTCTACCAACACTAATCTATTAATACTTGATGAAGTGTTTGATTCAAGTTTAGATACAAGTGGCACAGAAGACTTGATGAAGATATTGCACTCTCTTGATGATGTAAATCTATTTGTCATCAGCCACAAGGGTGACATATTACAAGATAAATTTGCAAATACAATTAGGTTTGAGAAAGTTAAAAACTTTTCAAGGATAGTGAAATGAGTGAAAAACTAATTATTGATACTACTGCTGGTATACAACAGATAGAAAAGATTGATCCTCTTCGTGTGTTTGGTGAAGATTATCCTATGCTTGGTCAAAAGATACCAGAATACACCGGTGGATTTCCTGCACCAGCATTAGTTACATTGGCCAAAAGATTGAAGATGACAATGAAACTTTATGCAGGTTTAGGTTTGTCTGCCAATCAATGCGGCGTTGCTGAAAGAATCTTTGTGATTGGTACCGAAGAGTTTCAATTGGTATGTATTAATCCCAAAGTCGTAGATGAAGGTCCATATGTAAAGGACAAAGAAGGCTGTTTATCTTTTCCTGGTTTGTTTTTGAATGTTGATAGACCATCATGGATTGAAGTAGAGTTCACAGACGAAAACGGCAACTTAAATCAGGTAAAACTTCATGGGTTATCTGCACGTTGTTTTCTACATGAGCTTGACCATCTCAACGGAGTAAGATATACTAATCTTGTGAAGCCTCTTGCGTTGAAAATGGCAAGACAAAAGGCAAACAAACTTGTGAAAAAAATTATTCGTAAAAGCAAAAAACAATGATTGATGAAAAGACATATGTAGAACAACAATGGCAAGAATGGCAAGATAAAAATCCTGCCAGTTCTTTTTCCGATATTGATGTTGACTACCTGCGTGAGAAAGTAATCCGTGAATTGACCTATGTCTCACGAATGGACGTTAAAGAATACACACTGTATCAAAAGTGGTGCGAAGTTCAGGACAAATATCCTTCTAGAGAAGTCTCAACATTATTTGGTGTTGAAAAACAACTAATTGATTTGTCACAAGCAACATCTATTGAAGATGTCAAGGCTAACATTTGGGTGCCAGAATCCGCTGAAGACTATCTGAAACTCAAGCCTGTGCTTGAATATACGGATGACTCTGGTGAAATTACAAAAACAGGTATTGACGGCTCTTCTGTCACAATTGAAAAGAAGAGAAACAAAAAATTGCCAGAAACCTGGAATACAATTCGCACATTCATCTCTACGATGAAGAACAATTCAAACATTGGTCGTAATCTTAACTTCATTGTCAAAGATGATGTGACAGGCAAATATCTAGGTGTTATTTGTATCTCATCAGATTTTCTTGATTTAACACCACGTGACAATTTTATTGGCTGGTCACGTGAACGCAAGACACAAGGTGCGATGATTAATCATACAGCCATCGGTTCAACTATTGTGCCGTTTCAACCACTTGGCTTTAATTATGTTGGCGGCAAACTGCTGGCATTGTTGTGTTTATCAGACGAAGTGCAAAATATTTGGAAAAGAGTTTACGGTGATGTGCTTGTAGGTGTAACAACAACATCTTTATATGGCAAGACAAAAGCAGGCGGCTTATCACAATATGATAATCTTGATCATTGGCAGCCAATGGGTTTCACCTCTGGTTCCGTTTCTTTTGAACCAGAAAAAGATACACGATATGAGATTCGTGAATGGCTCAAGAAGAATCACACACGCAAATATTTTGAGTGGTATGAAGCAGTGAAGCCAAGCGGTCAACCACACAAACGTGATCACAAGAATCGTTCATTGAACTTCACATACTCTCAACTAAACATACCTAAAGAGTTGATTCGTTCTGAACATGCACGTGGCATTTATTTCAGTCCATTGTATACAAACACAAACGATTTTCTTTGTGACCGTATCAAAGAAAGTGAATTAATCAAAGCATTTCCTACCGACTATGATTCATTAGTCGGCATCTGGAGAGACAAACATGCCAAAGGTCGCATCAAACAACTGATGAAGAAAAATAATGTATCATATGAAACATTATTTTATGATGACCTTATTGAGTTGACCTGGGAAGAGACAAAGGCTAAGTATCTACAGCAAGTTGGTCGTTAGCAAAAAAACAACTTGACAATCTCCACCACACCAGTTATAATGGTGTGTACAGTTTGATATGGAGGTATTGATGTCTTTTTTGCAACACTTTTCTGATGTGCTTGACAAACCCCACCAAACCATATATAATGGTTACTCAATGATAGTTGAGGTTATCAAATGAGTAACATTCAAAATCAAAAGTCTGGTCTGGCCAAACTCATGGCCACCGAAAATCTAGTAGTTCAACATGCCAAAGTTTCAACGGCAATGTTCAATCCCAAAACACGTGTTCTAACTTGTCCTATTTGGGAACAAATGTCTGGCGATCTTTATGACTTGTTAATGGGTCATGAAGTTGGTCATGCCATTGATACACCTGCTGATGGTTGGCATGGTGCTGTACACAATCGTGGTGTAAACTACAAAGGCTTTTTGAATGTAGTTGAAGATGCACGTATTGAGAAACGACAGAAACGCCGTTATCCTGGTTTACGCCGTTCGTTTGTCAACGGCTTCAATGAACTGATGGAAAAAGATTTCTTCGGCTTGAAAGGTCGCAGTGTCAATTCGTTACCGTTCATTGATCGTTTGAATATCTACACAAAGTCTAGTTACTCTTTGCCTGATGTTCGTTTCAATGCAAAAGAGCAAGAGTTTGTTGACCGCACTCAAGAATGTGAAACTTGGGATGATGTTCTCAAACTCACCAATGAGATTTGGGATTACTCAAAAGAAGAACAATCACAGACTAACACACCTCAAGACAACTTCGGTTTTGGTGATGAAGGTGATGACGATTATCAAACTAAGCCAGGCTCAAATGAAGGTGATGCTGAGACTGATGGTCAAGGTGAAGAAAAATCTAAGTCTAAAGCCAAAGGTGAAGATGGTGATCAAGAAACAGAATCATCATCAAATGGTGATGAACAGTCTGATGAAGATGGTGATGTTGACGGTGAAGACAAAAACGAATTAGTTCGTAACAAAGAATCACAAAGTGTGAATGAAGACCAATCATCTTCTGAGCCACGGTGTGAGACTGATGAAAACTTCCGTCAGAATGAAAACAAACTGATTGCCAAAAACGCACGTGAGTATCGTTACATTGATATTCCTAAGCCTAACTTGGCAAGAATTGTTACACCAGCAAAACGTGTTCAAGAGGTTCTAACTAAAGAATTTTCAGAGCAACGACCAGAATCATATGAAACGGTTGCTAACAGTCTGTACAATGATTTTCGTCGTAAGAATGAGCGATTCATTTCACTGTTAGCAAAAGAATTTGAAATGCGTAAGGCTGCTGATAAGTTTTCAAAAGCCAAAGTATCGTCAACTGGTGACATTGATATTAGCCGCATTTTCAAATATCAGATTGATGACAACATTTTCAAAAAAGTAATGCGTGTACCAAAAGGTAAATCGCATGGTCTTGTTTTGTTGCTTGATAAGTCTGGTTCAATGTCTGATAATTTATCGGCATCATATGAACAGATTTTGATTTTGGCTATGTTTTGTCGCAAAGTAAACATACCATTCACTGCTTATGGTTTTGGTAATGCTGATCATGTTCGTTACAGCATTGACTATCCCGGTGAAGAAACTGATTACACAAGCAAAACATCGGAATGCTTTTCAGAAAACAACAATGAAATGTGGTTGTCATCGGTGTATCTGCGTGAGATGATTAACTCCAAAATGAGCAACTCAGAATTTTCTAAAGCAGTCAAGAATATTCTGTGCCTCATGGATGCTTGGCATGCCGGCCGTTATGCTGGTGGTAGAAACTTTTATCGTCCACCTTCAGATTCATTGTCAAATACACCAATGACTGAGGCATTGATTGCTTGTCAACCAATCATCAATGAGTTTCGCACTGTCAACAATCTTGATATTGTGAATCTGTGTGTAGTACATGATGGTGATGCTGACGATATCAATTCGTTTCATGTGACCAATAATGTTGGCACTGGCTCACGCAACTTTTTCAACTCTGATTATCAAAACGTTTTTCTGTGTGATAAGAAAAACAAGATTCAACAAGAGATGACTTACGGTGAAGACAGTGTGCGTATTGCTATTTCTAAATGGTTGACTAAAACAACTGGTGCTAAAGTCATCGGTTTCTATTTGGCACCTAATCATGCATTGAAGGGTGCTGTACGCCGCCGTTTACACAATGCTGAACTTGATGAATTGCGTAAAAATGAACGGCAAAATTTCTTACAAATAAGAGATGCTTATATGAAATACATCAAAATTGTTCGTAAGGAAAAATTTCTTGAATCAAAGAACCCTGGATATGAATCATTCTTTATTCTACCTGGTGGTTCTGATTTGAGTGTTGATGATGAGGACTTTGAAGCACCAGAAAAAGTTACTACATCAACCTTGACCAAGGCGTTCAGTAAGTTTGCCAAGAATCGTCAGGTCAATCGTGTTCTGGTATCACGGTTCATTGGTATGATAGCAGTTTGATAACAATCCACCACTTGACAAAGTGGTGGAATTTCTTTATAATGGTAGTTCCTAATGTGATGGAGAGTTTATATTATGACAAGTCGTGCTGACAAACGCAAGGCATTTCTTGATGCACTTATTGCAACTGGCAAATCTGAAGTATCGTTGTCAGAAGTGAAAGATGTCGCTGAGAATGCTGGTCTTGCTATCCCTTACTGGTTCACCAATGATGAGGCTAATAAGGTCAAACGTGGTGTATATCGTGTTCCTAACGCCTCTGGTGCTGCTCCTGCTATCAGTCTGGCTGCTCAGGTAATACCTTTGGCTAAGGTTGAGAATACATCAGGTAATCGCATTGCTAATGTGACAACTGATCTTGAAATTGAGAATCTGATTCCTTCTCAATATGACAACTATGTTCCTTTTGGCAACTTTGAAGATGTGTTGTCAATTGTGAAATCAAAACAGTTCTTTCCTGTGTTCATTACTGGTCAGTCTGGTAACGGTAAGACCATGAGTATTGAACAGGCTTGTGCCAAAGCAAAACGTAAATTTATTTGCGTATCAATGACACCTGATTCTGATGAAGGTGACTTGCTTGGTAACTATGTACTTATCAACGGTCAGATGGAATGGCGTGATGGTCCTGTGACCGTTGCTGCCCGTCAAGGTGCTGTACTCTGTATTGATGAGATTGACTACGGTGCACAAAACTTGTCGTGCTTACAACGGGTGCTTGAGGGTAAGCCATTCTTGCTAAAGAAAAAGAATGAGTTGGTTGTACCTGCGCCAGGCTTTACCGTGTTCGCCACTGCTAACACAAAAGGTAAAGGCTCTGAAGATGGTCGTTATATGTTTACCAATGTGTTGAATGAGGCGTTTCTTGAGCGTTTTCCTAACACAATGGAACAAGAGTTTCCACCTGCACGTATTGAAGAAAAAATTGTCAACAAAGAACTTGATTCTGTTGGTCGCTCTGATGAGACATTTGCCAAAAATCTTGTGACTTGGGCAAATACAATTCGTAATACGTTTGCTGATGGTGGTTGTGATGAAGTTATTTCTACCCGCCGCCTAGTACACATTGTCAAAACTTTCGGTATCTACGGTGATAAGAAAAAGGCAATTGAGTATTGCTTGAATCGTTTTGATGCCGATACTAAGATTACCTTCCTTGATCTGTATACTAAGATTGATGCTGGTATTGACCCTAATGCTGCACCAGTTGTGGTTGATGAAGTACCGGTGACTTCCTCTGAAGAACAACCATTCTAAGGTTGTAATTCACTTTTGCCTGAGAGAGTGTTGACACACTCTCTCTTTTTTTATATAATAGTAAGTATGTAGAGAAAAGTCGCCTCTACTTTTTATTTTTTCGTGCGACTAATTTTTATGGAGTAAATTGAATGTCTGCTAAAGAGAAAATCCTCAAGTTCCTTTCTAAGGATGGTCCTTACAATACTTTGACCGCTGCTCAGGCACGTGCCCGTTTTGGTATTGTAAATGTTGGTGCCCGCATTGAAGAACTACGTGCGGAAGGTTACTGCATTTATACCAACAAGAAAACTCTTGCTGATGGTCGTCGCATCACATACTACAAACTTGGTAAACCTACCAAGAAAATGATCGCTGCTGCACATGCAGTTCTTGGTGGTCAGGCGTTTGCCTAAATTAGGCTAAAAACTGGTGGAGTGAGAGCATATATATTATGTGTTCTCACTCTTTTTTATGGATAGATTATGCAAATACAAGTCGATATTGAACAACTAAGAAAAAATAAACTGTTCATTGCCACACCCATGTATGGTGGAATGAATCACGGTCTGTACATGAAATCATGTCTTGACCTTCAAACCGTTATGATTCGTTACGGTATTGAAACAAAGTTTTCCTTCCTCTTCAACGAATCTCTCATCACAAGAGCAAGAAATTATCTAGTAGATGAGTTTCTACGCACAGATTTTACACACATGATGTTTATCGATTCGGATATTCATTTTGATCCGAACGATGTTGTTGCCTTACTTGCACTTGATAAAGATGTAATTGGTGGTCCATATCCAAAGAAGTCAATCAATTGGAGTAATATTGCTGAGACTGCTCGTCGTCATCCAGATTTAAACCCAAGAGAACTTGAGAATCTTGTTGGTGAATATGTATTCAATGTGGTGAAAGGCACACAACAATTTCAAGTATCTGACCCACTTGAAGTGATGGAGATTGGCACAGGTCACATGATGATTAAACGTGGTGTGTTCGATAAAATGAAGGATGCTTATCCTCAAATCAAATACAAACCCGACCATGTTGGTCAAGCACACTTTGATGGTTCACGTTACATTCATGCATACTTTGATACGGTGATTGACACAGCCGATTCTTGTGTTGGTGGAGGCTCTGAACGTTATCTATCAGAAGATTACATGTTCTGTCAGATGTGGCGCAAGATTGGTGGACAAGTTTGGTTATGTCCTTGGATGAAGACACAGCATATTGGTACATACGCATTTACTGGCAACATGCCCGCCGTTGCTCAGTATACTGGTAGACTGTGATAGATTACAAGTACAGTGAAGACCGTATTCTTAAAGACATAAAAGAATACGTTGATAAGACATACGGTCAACACTACTCACTAAACAAATTCCAAACTTCAGAATTCATCATTGATTGTGGGCATGGTGAAGGATTCTTTATTGGTAACATCATCAAATACGCACAACGATACGGCAAAAAGAACGGCTACAATCGTGATGACTTGATGAAAGTTGTACATTATGCTATAATGGCCTTACACAACCATGATTTGACGAGGAAATAAATTATGAAACTTTCAAATGAAACTTTGTCTGTGTTGAAAAACTTTGCTAGTATCAATCAAGGCATTGTTTTCAAACCAGGTAAAACAATTCGTACCATCTCTACACACAAGAATATTCTTGCCGAGGCTGTTGTCTCTGAAGAGATTCCAAAAGAGTTTGGTGTATATGATCTAAACAACTTTTTGTCCGTTCTTTCTCTTCACAAAGAAGAGCCGGTCATTGACTTTGATGAGGCAAATGTACTCATCTCTGGTTTGCAAGGTCGTAGCAAAATCAAATATCGTTTTTGTGCCACTAGCATGATTGTTGCAGCACCAGACAAAAATCTGGAACTGGACAATCCAGAAATCAAGTTTGATTTGAGTGCTGAAGACTTTGATTGGATTCTACGTGCAGCCAATGTTCTGTCTTCACCACACATTGCCGTTGAATCTGATGGAAGTAAAATCTCTGTGACTGCATTTGATTCACAGAATGATGCAGCACACACCGAGTCTTTGGAAGTTTCAAAGAGTAATGGTAACAAATACAAAATGCTCTTCAAAACCGAAAACTTGAAGATGCTTTCTGGTGCTTATGCAGTTACAATATCTTCAAAAGGTATTGCACATTTCAAACACAAATCAATGAACATTCAGTATTGGATTGCAACTGAAGCTGGTTCAAAATATGAGAAAGGTTAATCATGGGTAAGTTCGTTGTTTTTACGAATGCATCACCTGCTTTTGATGGTGAATCTATCGCCATTAATAAAGAGGCAATTGCATCCGTGTTTGAGCCAGTAAAAACTATTCCAGAACAGGAAGGCAAAACTGTTATCTATGGTATCAACGGCATTGATTGGCATGTAAAAGAAAATTATCTGGAAGTTCTTGCAGCATTGAACGCTGACTGATATAATATTACTACATTATGATTTTTGTGAAAGGTTACCATGGAACATCTTCTGTGGACAGAAAAGTATCGGCCACGAACAGTGGAAGATTGTATTTTACCAGAACGCTTGAAGGCAACATTTCAAGAATACGTGAATCAGAAGGAGATACCAAATCTCCTTCTGGCTGGTGGAGCGGGCGTGGGCAAGACTACAATCGCCAAGGCCATGTGCAACGAAATCGGTTGCGACTACATGATAATCAATGGTTCTGATGAGAACGGTGTTGATACGATTCGTGTCAAAATTAAAAACTATGCATCATCTATTTCTCTATCTGGCGGCCGAAAGGTCGTCATTCTAGATGAAGCAGACTATCTAACACCAAACGCACAAGCAATTCTGCGTAACGCTATTGAAGAGTTTGCTGCAAACTGTTCTTTCATTTTCACTTGTAACTACAAAAACAAAATCATTGACCCACTACACAGTCGTTGTGCGGTGATTGAATTTGGTTTGAAGAATGGTGAAAAACAAAAGATGGCTTCTGCCTTCTTCAAACGCATCACACACATACTAGACACAGAGAAAGTTGAATTTGATGAAAAGGTAATCGCTGAAGTAGTCAAGAAACACTTTCCAGATTTTCGTCGTGTTATTAATGAACTTCAACGCTATTCCAAACTCGGCAAGATTGATGTAGGCATACTCTCTCAGATTGGTGATATTTCTCTAACACAGATTGTCAAACATCTGAAAGAAAAAGACTTTACATCCGTCCGTAAATGGGCAGCAACGTCGGAAATTGATAACACGACATTCTTTCGCAAACTCTATGATGCTTTGTATGACATTGCAAAGCCTCAGAGTATACCACAGGCAGTGCTAATTCTTGCTGACTATCAGTATAAGCAGGCATTCGTTGCTGATCATGAAATCAATCTTGTTGCTTGTCTGACAGAAATTATGGCCAACGTGGAATTCAAATGATATGGGTAATTTATCTCAGTTTTTAGGTGAACAGCCTCAATTGGTTGAAACTAAACCATGTATATACTGCAAAGTTGAAAAACCTTTAATTGAATTTGCATCATTGTTAACAAATTATGATAAGCGTGATAATCGTTGCAAAGTTTGTGTTAGTAAACAAATAAAAGTTAGAGCCAATTTAAAAAAATACGTTAGAGCAAGACCAAATGTTTGTGAGTGTTGTGGTAAATGCACACTTGAACAAACTAAAAATAGAAAACCAATAGGACTCTTTTTGGATCATGATCACAAAACTGGTCAGTTTAGGGGTTGGATTTGTCACGACTGTAATTCTGCTTTAGCAAGAGCCGGAGATAATCTGGATGGTGTTATGAAACTTGTGAAATATTTGGAAAAACATGAAACACGAACAACGAATTGACATATTAGGTAGAATAGGTGAAAAGATTGTTGTGAACTATTTAAATAGTTTAGGACACAAAGTTCAGGAATCTATTGATCATTTCGATCACACAAAAGATATGATTGTTGATGGTAAACATATAGAGGTTAAAACAGAACAACCTTTTGTGGTAAAAAATGCTTTCACTTTTAGAGAAACACAGTTGAGAAAATGTCGTAATGTTGATGAACTGTATTTTGTTTCTATACCCCCTTTGATAAATCCAAAATACAAATGGGGTGGTTGGATTTTCAGTGCTAATCCTAAAACATTCGTTGAGAGTGAAAGATACACAACGAAGTTCGGTCATAAGATGGTAGTGATTCCAATTGAGCAAGAATCATTGATAGCGGTCAAGAAGTTGACTCAGGAAGAAATTCACGAACTTATGAAATATGCAGATTCAAGTTATAAAAAATGAGCAATCCATTTGACTACGCCACAGCTATTCTACAAACCAAGAAACAACTTATTGTAGATGACCTGACTGAGAAGGACTACAATCCTTTTCTGGTCAACCGAGCCTTGTCTCAGCACAAAGACTGTCTAGCCTTTGCAAACGAGATGAATAGTAGGCACTACCTTGAAAAGAAGCTACAATTTGACTATTTACTAAATACTGTCAGGTCTATGAAAAGACCATTTGCGAAGTGGGCTAAGTCTGAAAAAAACGATGATTTGGAATGTGTCAAACTGGTCTATGGCCTGTCCGATTCCAAAGCACGTGAGGCTTTGCGAATACTAAGCAAAGAACAAATCCAAAAACTAAAAGAAGAAACCCTAACGGGTGGGTTAAGGAAATGACATGGTGGATATATCTAAGTTTGTTGAAGTTGTTCTTGTAGAAGAGGATGACTTTCTAAAAGTACGAGAGACACTAACAAGGATTGGTGTATCATCAAGAAAAGAAAGAGTATTGTATCAGTCTTGCCACATATTGCACAAGCAAGGCAAATATTACATTGTACATTTCAAAGAGTTATTTGCATTAGACGGTAAACCATCAACGATTACCGAAAACGATATACAAAGACGTAACGCTATTGCCAATTTACTTGAAGAGTGGGGCTTGATTAAAGTTGTGAACTATGATATAATTGAAAACAACATGGCACCAATTCATCAAATTAAAATTATATCTTTCAAAGAGAAAGATGACTGGGAATTAGTTGCCAAATATAATATCGGTAAAAAGAAGAAAGAATAAATGGTGAGTCATCATGAGCAAAGTGAAAAACAATCCGATCAAACTAATAAATAAATACACTAAAGAAGAAGTGTATACTAGGGATTACGACAACGTGATTAAAGAAGGTAGTAACGAGTTTATTAAAGTCTTTAGTCAAAGTAATCCACAAAGAACTTATCTTGTCAACCGCACAGCATTTGTGGTTGCAAGTAAGTCGTGATGCCTTCGGGGTCACGTAATTTAACTTGCTTAAAAAGGAGAAAACTATGACAGTAGGACGTATTGCTTTTGGACCATTGTTTCATCAGACACTTGGCTTTGAAAACTTTATTCGTGATGTAGAATCAATTCTGAATGAAACTAAACCAGTAAATAACTTTCCGCCACATAACATCATCAAAATAGATGATAATAAGTATGCGGTAGAACTTGCTGTTGCTGGTTTCAGTAAAGATGAAATTGATATTCAGGTACAAGAAAATACATTGACTATCAAAGGTGAAAAGGTTGAAGGAACACCAAACTTGGAATATCTACATCGTGGTATTGGTACACGTTCTTTCACTAAGTCAATCACTATTGCTGACACCATTGAAGTAAAAGGTGCAGAATACAAAGATGGCATTCTACGCATTGGACTTGAGAACATCATTCCAGAGCATAAGAAACCACGTAAGATTGAGATTGGTAATGAACTCAAAACATTCCAGCCTCAACTTCTACAAGAAGAAAAGAAGGCTGCGTAATGAGTGGGGCGCAAGCCCCACTTTGAAGGATACATGATGAACAAAGACTTACGATCATACCTCAAAATCTATTCCGATTGGCTCACACCAGAAGTGTGCCAAGAGACTGTTGACGAACTAGAACTAGTAGAGGGTCAGTTTCAAACACATCAATTTTATGATTATCATAACAATTCCAATCATTCGTATGAACACGAACTTGCCGTTACATGGTCAAATGTAAAACACAAAGAATACATTATGCAAAGAATTTGGGATGGTCTACAAAGATATCACCAAGAACTTGCGGAATGGGGTTGCGATTGGTATGCCACTTGGCAAGGTTACACAGAAGTTCGTTTTAATCGATATCGTGAAAACACAAACATGAAACTTCATTGCGATCACATTCATTCAATGTTTGATGGTCAGCGCAAAGGTATACCAACACTCACTATTCTTGGTGGTTTAAATGGTGGCTATGAGGGTGGTGATCTGGTGTTTTGGCAAGATACACCCATAACTTTGAAGGCAGGTGAGATTATGATTTTCCCATCAAACTTTCTTTATCCACACAGAGTTGACTTAGTGACGAAAGGCACACGATACTCATACGTTTCTTGGACATGGTAATGAAACCCAATCAAAATTTTAAAATGAAAAAAGACTTGAAGATTTTACTGTCAAGTCTTAAAGGTGAACATAAATTTGACTACAAACGTGAGATGATTCAAGCAATCATTGCACCACGTATTGAGTTCAAGAAGAAGAGAAAAGAAGAGACACAAGATGACTGATCTACTAATGGTAAGTCATTTTCATAAGGACTTTCCTTTTAATCACGAATCGTCTTGGTTGAAGGCTGCGTATGCTGGTAGTCATGCACCATATGGTTGGCATCCACCGGGACCAGGTAATTGGATAAACACATCTCATCATAAGAGTGTGTATGAGTATCGTCATTATTATGGCACACGCAGTGAAGATGATTTTCTTCGTGCGTTAGGTCAACAAGCATCTGAATATTACTTGTGGAAACACGCACGTGCTGACTTCATCGGTTGTACAACATATCGTCGCTATCTTGACTTTAAAGGTGACTTAGACAGAAATGTGCTAAAAGCAGCAATGCCACCAACAAAAGAAAGTGCTGATTACATGGCTTCTGACGAACAGAAAGCAGCAGCACTGAAACTGCTTGAAACACATGATGCAATCACAAATCCAATTACGCCACTGCCTTATTCTGTTCGTACACAATACTTACATTCACAACCACCGGAATACCTGAATCTGTTTTTAGAGGGTATTGAAAAATTATTGCCAGACTACAGAGACAGTATGCAGTGGTGGGATGAGCATGGTGCAAGTTTTGAGACATGCTATGTCATGCGTAAACAATTATTCAGAAAGTACGCATCTGAGTTATTCGAATTATTAGAATACGTGTGGCAAAATACAATCGCTGTATATCCAACACAACAGACAACATCTGAGCCTTTACCTTGGCGTTATCCAGGATTTTTAGGCGAAAGATTTCTTCCATTCTTTTTACACGCTAACGGCGTAAACGTAGCTAGGGTACCACTTATCATTCTGGAATAACCAGGATGATTTTTTCGTAGTGCCCTTGTATGCAAGTGAGTGCTTACTTATTATGAAAGAAAAATACATAAAAGCCCATATGAAAGCGGCAAGTGTTTATGCTGAACTTTCTACAGCAAAAAGATTACAGGTAGGTTGTGTAATCGTCAAAGACAATACTATTATTGGTATTGGTTACAATGGTATGCCATCTGGTTGGGACAACAATTGTGAAGAACTTGAATATGTGTTAAAATCCGAATGTCAGCAAAGTGACAAATTCATGTTGCATAATGGTTATACTGAAACTGCACATGGATGGTCAAAATTGCACTCTAAGCCAGAAGTGCTTCATGCCGAATCAAACTGTCTTGCGAAAGTTTCTCGGTCAACAAACTCAAGTGAAGGGGCAACAATGTTTATTACCCACGCACCGTGCTTGGAATGTGCTAAAATGATATATCAGTCAGGAATCAAGGAGGTCTATTTCAAAGAAACCTACAGAAGTGAATCGGGTATTGAATTTTTGAAAAAATGTGATGTTAAAGTTATTCAATGTAAGGAGTAAGTTATGAGTAATATTACAAAAGTGGCTAAACAACTGGCTGAAACAAACACTAAACTTCCTAAAGCATACAAGTATGATCTTGTAATGCGTGAGTTTGATGACAAGGTTGAATTAATTGGTCTTGTTGATGACCCAACATATGACATTGCCGACTTTGTTGGCCGTGAAATGTTATTTCCAAAAAAGTGGGTAACACTTGATGTTTATGAACCATCTACAAAGGTAACAGTATGAGTGAAATAGTTTGTATTACATTTAAAACACATCAAACAATTATTGGTGAAGTCACTGAACAAGGTGACGATATTGTAGTAAAAAATCCTATGCAAGTCATTGCTGTGCCACCACGTGCTGCAAATGATCCTGGTGGTGTTGGTTTTGCACCATATCTTGCTTATGTTGAAGAGTTTGACAAAGGCATCAAATTCAAGTATGATGATATTTTAACAGTCAATACGCCTGTGACCGATTTACTATCTCAATACAGAAAAATGTTCAGTCGCATTGAGATAGCGCCACCAGGTCTTAAACTTTAATGTCAAAATATTATACAAATGTTTGTGTCCACGGCAATAACATTCTTTTTCGTGGAGTAAACAATGGGCGGAGAGTAAAGAGCAAAGTCAAATACTCTCCGTCTTTGTTTGTGCAATCTAACAAACCATCTCAGTGGCGTTCATTGTTCAATGAGCCATTGGAACCTATGACTTTTGATACCATTCGGGAGGCACGTGATTTTGTCAAACGTTATGAAGACATTGCAAACTTTAAAATCTACGGCAATACACGCTATGAATACGCCTTCATTGCTGACAATTTTAGAGGCATTATTGATTGGGATATTTCTCATCTCTCTGTCGTATTCATAGACATTGAGGTCGGTTCAGAAAATGGATTTCCCGATCCATACAAGGCCACTGAGCCTATTACAGCAATCGCTATTCATCAATTGAACGGCGGTACTACAGTTTATGGTTGTGGTGATTATGAGGTAAAAGGTGAAGAAACATACATTCGTTGTGAAGATGAAATCGATCTGTGTGAACGGTTTATTGCTGACTGGTCAAGTAATTGGCCTGACGTTGTTACTGGTTGGAATATCAAGTTCTTTGATGTTCCTTACCTTGTCAATCGGTTTAAACGTTTATTTGGGGATGATGCAGTAAATAAGTTGTCGCCATGGTCAGTCTATTCAGAAAGAAAGACCATGTTCAAAGGCAAAGAACAAACTGTTTATGATTTGATTGGCATTTCTGTTCTTGACTATCTTGAACTGTATCAATGGTATGCGCCAGGTGGTAAAAACGCCGAGAACTATCGTCTTGATACAATTGCAAGTGTAGAACTTGGTGAAAGCAAACTATCGTATGATGAATATGATAATCTACATCAACTTTATAAACTTGACCATCAGAAGTTTATTGAGTATAACATCAAAGATGTACACCTGATTCTGAAGTTAGAAGACAAACTAAAACTAATTGAACTTGCACTTACTCTGGCATATGACACAAAGTGTAACTATGATGATGTGTTTGCACAAACAAGAATGTGGGATGCACTAATCTACAACTATCTACTAGAAAAAAAGATTGTTGTGCCACCACGCCGTGTTGCAAAGAAGAGTGAAGCATTTGAAGGTGCATATGTCAAAGAACCACAAATTGGCTTACACAATTGGGTTGCATCGTTTGACTTGAACAGTCTGTATCCGCATTTGATTATGCAATACAATATCTCACCCGAAACTTTGGTTGAGAAAGAAGATTATACAGATGACATGCGCCGTCTTTCAACACAGGCATCAGTAGAAAGTTTGCTTGAGAGAGAAATTGACACAAGTGTGATGAGCAATGTAACTATCACACCTAACGGTCAATTCTTTCGTACAGACAAACAAGGCTTTCTGCCAGCAATGATGATTGAGATGTATGAAGACCGCAAGAAATTCAAGAAGTTGATGTTGAAGCAGCAACAAGATTATGAAGATGAAAAAGATGCAGCAAAGAAAAAAGAAATTGAAAAGTTAATTGCAAGATATAACAATCTACAGTTGGCTAAGAAAGTCTCTTTGAACTCTGCTTATGGTGCGATGGGTTCACAGTATTTTCGGTTCTATGATTTGAGGCAAGCACTTGCTGTTACACAAGCAGGTCAATTGTCAATTCGTTGGATTGAAAACAAACTCAACGAATATCTAAACAAATTATTAAAAACTGATAAAGACTATGTTATTGCTTCAGATACAGATTCGATCTATCTCAATCTTGGTCCATTGGTTGATTCTGTCTATAAACAGAAGTCATCGGCTGAGAAAGTTATCACCTTCATGGACAAAATCTGTGAAGAGAAGATTCAACCATATATTGATGAAAGTTATCAGAGTCTTGCTGAATATGTTCACGCATACGACCAGAAAATGCAAATGAAACGTGAAGGCTTGTCCGACAAAGGTATTTGGACAGCAAAGAAACGTTATATTCTGAATGTGTACAATAACGAAGGTGTACAATATGCAAAACCCAAACTCAAAGTTATGGGTCTTGAGATGGTCAAGTCATCAACACCTACCGCCGTAAGAGCCAAGATGTACAAGCTGGTTGATTTGGTCGTAAACACCGACGAAGAAACGGTGCATCAATTCATTGCCGACTTTAGAGAAGAGTTTCGTAAGTTACCTGTTGAAGATATTTCTTTTCCACGTGGTTGTAATGGCTTGAAAGAGTATGCTGATTCTACTACAATATACAAGAAAGGCACTCCAATACATGTGAAGGGTGCAATACTGTATAATCATTTCCTTAAACAGCACAACTTGTTGACTAAGTATCCTTTGATACAAGAAGGTGAAAAGTTGAAATTCACCTATCTTAAAACACCAAACCCGTTTAGAGATACAGTTGTTTCTTTTCCAACAAGACTACCAAAAGAGTTTGGTCTGCAAGAATATATTGATTATGAAACACAGTTTGAAAAAACTTTTCTTGAACCGATCAAATTGATTCTTGATTGTATTGGTTGGAAGACAGAGAAGCGATACACACTTGAAAGTTTCTTCACGTGATACATGTAATACTGCCATTTTTGACTGCTATTGCCTTATCGGGTATTGCTGCATATTACTCGGTGATTGGACTTGCACAGATATTTCCAGGTTCATACTGGCCTATTATTCTCATGGGTTCTGTGCTTGAAGCAGCAAAACTGGTAACTGTATCGTGGGTATATAATCATTGGAAAACAACATTCTCTGCACTCAAACTTTATTTTCTCATTGCAGTTGTGTTGTTGATGGGTATTACATCAATGGGTATTTTTGGTTATTTGTCAAAAGCACACATTGAACATTCAAGCACAATAGCACCACAAGCAGCAAAGGTAGAAATCTATGATGAAAAGATCAAAGTTATTCAATCGCAGATTGAGAGGAACAACAAGAACCTTAGTCAGTATGATGAGGCTGTCGATCAAGTTATGGGCAGGTCAAAAGACGAAAAGGGTGCCGAACGGGCGAACCAGATCCGCAAAGCCCAACAGAAAGACCGTGAGAGAATCATTGCTGAGACTAAGAGGCTTCAAAAAGAGATACAGACACTCACAGAGGAAAAGCTCCCTTTATCCTTGGAAGTTAAAAAGGCTGAATCGGATTTGGGGCCTATAAAATATGTTGCCGAAGTAGTTTATGGCACACAAGATAGGGACTTGATTGACAAAGCAGTTCGCCTAGTTATCTTTGTCATTATCATTGTGTTTGACCCACTTGCTGTGCTATTATTGATAGCGGCAAATCAAACATATCGTAGAATCAGAGAAGATAAAGGTGAAATAGAGCCAATCAAAAAGGTTGTAAAGAAGAAAAAACTTGACAGCACACCATCACGTACATTAGAATCATTCTTTGTAGATGATAAACATACGGTGATACCAAAAGATAAAATTGCAGACATTGGAGATATGAATGAGCGTACTTGACAAACTAAAGAAATCATCAACGATCAAAGAGACATCGGTGCTTTCTAAATCAAAGTTCTTTACGGAAAAAGACATGATTCAAACTGATGTGCCTATTGTCAATGTGGCACTTTCGGGTGATTTAGATGGTGGCTTGACACCTGGTCTTACGATGTTTGCCGGTCCATCAAAACACTTCAAGACGGCATTTGCTTTACTCATGGCAAAATCTTACATGAACAAATATGATGATGCCGTTGTATTATTTTATGATTCAGAATTTGGCACACCACAAAGTTACTTTGATGCCTTTGGTATAGATACTGAACGTGTGTTGCACACACCAATTACTGATGTTGAACAGTTGAAACATGACATCATGAATCAACTACAAAACATTGAGAAGACTGACAAAGTAATTATTGTGTTAGATTCAATTGGTAATTTGGCATCAAAGAAAGAAGTTGAAGATTCAATTGAAGGTAAATCTGTTGCTGACATGAGCCGAGCAAAGCAGATGAAGTCTTTGTTTCGTATGGTCACACCACATCTAACGATCAAAGATATACCAATGGTCGTTGTTAATCACACATACAAAGAGATTGGTATGTTTCCGAAAGACATCGTTGGTGGTGGCACAGGCTCTTATTACTCAGCCGATACAATTTGGATTCTTGGTCGTCAACAAGACAAAGATGGTTCAGAAATCGTTGGCTACAACTTCATCATCAACGTAGAGAAAAGTAGATATGTCCGTGAAAAATCTAAAATACCTGTTACTGTATCTTTTGATGGTGGTATTAACAAGTGGTCTGGCTTATTGGATATCGCTATCGAAGGTAATTTCGTTGTGAAGCCAAGTAATGGCTGGTATGCCAAAGTTGACCAAGAAACTGGTGAAGTGTTAGACAAAAAGAGATTTGCAGAAACACAAACAGAAGAATTTTGGAAGGATATTCTTGCTGATGAAAGGTTCAAGGAGTTTGTAAGGAAGAAATATGAAATCACTTATAGTAGCATTATGGGCGAAACTGTATCCTTGGAAGAAGAAGCCGAAGTATCAGATTGACGAAGACTTCCATTTTCTATCATCTGAAGAAGATGATGTCATAACAAACATCGGCATACTCAAAGGTAAGTATGCTGGTGTTGTTTATCAATATGGCAAAGCAAAGATTGTAGAAGAAGGCGACTTTGCCCGACTTTCGTTTGATTACACAATCATCAACTCCTCATCATTTGATATGAATGACTTGCAAAATGATGAAGAGTTTGTTACAATGATTGGTGATATACTCACAGAAATACTTTTGGAAAAACCGAATGAAAAGACTAGAAACTACGATACTGAAGAACTTAATTTACAATGAAGATTATGCAAGAAAGATTTTACCTTTCATAAAAACAGAATACTTCACTGACAGCACCGAAAAAATTGTGTTCAACGAAATTGATGAACACATTCACCAATTTAAACATCTTCCTACCTACGAATCTCTTGTAATTAATTTCACTGAATCACGCAAACTAACTGAAGATCAGGTCAGAAAATCAGTTGAGATGATTCGTGAAATAAATGCAGATAAAGATGACCCAACAGATACAGAATGGCTAATCAAACAAACAGAGAAGTTTTGTCAAGATAAAGCAATCTACAATGCCATCATGAAGTCTGTTAATATTCTTGATGATAAGGCTAACAAAGAAGATAAAGGCATGATACCAAAGTTGTTAAGTGATGCACTTGGTGTATCATTTGACAGGTCCGTTGGTCACGACTATATTGATGATTCCGACAACCGTTTTGAGTTCTATCATCGTCATGAAACAAAAATACCATTTGACCTTGATTTGTTCAATAAAATTACCAAAGGTGGTCTGCCAAAGAAAACACTGAACATTGCACTTGCTGGCACAGGCGTTGGTAAATCATTGTTCATGTGTCATGTGGCTGGTTCATGTTTATCACAAGGCCTGAATGTGTTGTATATCACAATGGAAATGGCCGAAGAAAGAATTGCTGAACGTATTGATGCGAATCTATTGAATATTGATATTGCAGACTTAAATTCTATTTCAAAGCAAGATTATGATCGTAAGTTTTCTGCACTCAAAGTCAAGACACAAGGCAAACTTATCATCAAAGAGTATCCAACAGCAGCAGCATCAGCATTGCACTTCCGTGCTTTGTTAAATGAATTGCAACTAAAGAAAAGTTTCAAACCTGACATCATCTTCATTGACTATCTTAACATTTGTGCAAGTGCCAGAATCAAACCTGGTGCTAATGTAAATAGTTATTCTTATGTTAAGGCTATTGCGGAAGAGCTTAGAGGTCTAGCGGTTGAGTTTGATGTTCCAATAGTATCGGCTACGCAGACAACTCGTTCTGGCTTCACCTCCAGCGATCCTGGTCTTGAGGACACTTCAGAGTCCTTTGGCCTACCAGCGACCGCTGACTTTATGTTCGCTTTGATAAGTACCGAAGAGTTGCAACAATTGAATCAGATATTAATTAAGCAACTAAAGAATCGTTACAATGATCCTGGTTATTTCAAAAGGTTTGTTATTGGTATTGACAGAGCCAAAATGAAACTGTATGATGTAGAACAGTCAGCACAAGAAGACCTTGTTGATTCTGGTCAAGTTGATGACAAACCTCTGAATAGTTTCGGTGACCGTGAAAGACAGTCAGGAATGAAGAATAAGTTCGGAGGCTTCAAGGTATAAATACTCTAATAACAACTGAAAGGATGTTTAATGAGTGCAGCCTCCGACAAATTTGAAAATGATGTCGCCAAAAATATCAATAAGATTCCTGGAGTTACAGCAAAAAGGCCGAAAGTTAGCACAGAGTATTCTGATGTATTGATGGAGTACAATCGCATGAAAGTGTGGATAGAGGTAAAAATGTCTCACACAGATAATCTTTCCAATCCACGTGTTTATTATGAGAAAGGTAAGTGGCATACGACTTATAAAACTCCTGCTGCCAAACACACCGTAGATATTTTGAATAAGTCTGCACAAGCCAAAAAGTTTATCAAGGATATTGCAAAGTTTTCTGGCATACCCGAAAAAGTAATCAAGATACCAACTACAAAAAGTGGACTCAAAGAGGAAGGTGCAGTGCCTTTGAGTGTAATGAAAGCATTTTTTGATCAACCAAGTGTCAATCGTTATATTGCTAATGAAGAAAATTATAATCTTGGTGATGTCGTAACAGAACACTATACAATTGGTAAAGCGGAGCCGGCTTACTACATGCAGGCAGGTGATGATTTTTATATGATATCAAAAAAGAATCCACTCAAAATAAAAGGCATTCCAGTTTTGAGTGGATCAGGTGATTTCAAAGTTCGTGTTGCTACCCGTTCAGAATTTTATGAAGTACAAGCGGAAATAAAAATCAAAAAAATGCCTAATAGTAAATTTTCTGTGGCACCAGGAACAAAAAAAGAAAACCCATTTCTAAGTATGTCAAAATGAAATTCATGGAATATCTCAAAGAAAGTAAAGAAGGCAAGAATGTTCATCTTGAGCATCTTGAAGACAACGTACTAAACGGTGGTGTATCAGGCGCACGTGAAGCAATAGATTTTCTTCGTTCATTGCGTAATATGCTTGCCGGTCATACAGGTTCAAAAATAAATGTAACCACAAAATGGGATGGCGCACCTGCTATCTTTGCTGGTACAAATCCAGAGAACGGTAATTTTTTCGTTGGCACTAAATCAGTGTTTGCAAAAAATGCAAAATTGAATTATACTGATGAAGATATTGATGCAAATCATCCTGGTGGTGGACTGAATCAGAAACTAAAACTTGCACTTGCATTCTTACCTAAATTGGGTATCAAAGGTGTACTGCAAGGTGATATGATGTTCAGTAAGGGCGACATCAAAAAAGAAACTATTGATGGTGAAGAATACATTATATTTCAACCAAACACAATCGTATATGCTGTGCCAACAAAATCAAAGTTAGCACAGACAATGATGGCTGCACAGATTGGTGTTGTGTTTCATACATCATACTCTGGTAAAACATTAGAGACAATGAAAGCATCATACAACATTGACATTGGACATTTGAAGCCAACAAAAGATGTTTGGTTTCGTGATGCTTCGTTTACTGATGCGTCAGGTTCAGTTACATTTACTGAAGAAGAAACGGCAGCAATTACATCTATTCTTTCAAATGCAGGCAGAGTTTTCAATTCAATACCCGCATTGACATTGAATCGTATTGCTGCATCGGATGTTTTTCTTACACAAATCAAAACATTCAACAATACAAAAGTTCGTGAAGGTAAAAAGATTGCAGACACAAGAATTCATACACAAGAATTGATGAATTATGTTGAAGCAAAATTGAACAAAGAAATTCTTGCAGCAAAGAAAGAAGATACAAAACAAAAACGTATCAAAGAAAAGAATGAAGTGATGCGTTTCTATCGTTCAAATGCCATTCAACTAAAATCAATATTTGACTTGATGAATTTGATTGTTGATGCCAAGTTGATGATTATTCGTAAGTTGGAAACTATCAAGAGCATTGGTACATTTGTTCGCACTGATGATGGTTTTCGTATCACAGCACCAGAGGGTTTTGTTGCTGTAGATCATGTTGGTAAAGCATTGAAACTAGTAGACAGACTAGAGTTCAGCAGACAAAACTTTAACGCACAGAAAGCATGGGACAAGTAATGGAATACGATATCAATAAAATTTTAGCAGAGTATGCAGATGATGATTTTGGCTTCAGCACAGTAGATGAAGTTGAGTACCAAGCAGTCATTGCTGAGAAAGATGAAACCGTTGAAGAGTATAAAGCAAGACTTCAACAAGTGGAAAAGATTATCATGCCATTTCTGACGAATCTATACAAGACCGCAAGTCAGCCATACATTCATTGGCCTAATCGTGGTCCTATCATTGAGAAACAAATGCAAAAAATACTGACACTCACAAGAGGATAAGGAGACTCATATGTTAGAAACACTTTTCTGGTTGTTATTGGGTGCATTTATTGGTTGGAATTTTCCACAACCACAGTTTGCAAAAAATTTACAAGCAAAAGTAATGGGTATTGTTAAAGGGAATAAATCTGAATGATAACTATATCTGATTCTGCTGTGAGAAAAATCAAGACAATTATTGCTGAAGAAGATCCTTCATTGAAACTTCGTGTGTTTGTACAAGGTGGTGGGTGTTCGGGTTTTCAATATGGGTTTACGTTAGAAGAATACCCACCAAATGAAGATGATATGACATTCGAAAGAGATGGTGTTGGCGTTGTCATAGATACTATAAGTTTACAATATATGAATGAAGCCGAGATTGATTATAAAGAAGATTTGATGGGCGCTTCATTTACAATCAAAAATCCAAACGTAACTGCTACTTGTGGTTGCGGTTCTTCATTCACGATATGAAAACATTCAAAGATTATCTCAAGGCAAATAAAGATAGCAGACAAGAGTTTGTGTCTAAAGCAGGTGGTGGTGAGTGGGGCAGACCAGAACTCACTGCTAAATATCTTGATGACACGCCTGGTCAGAGTCAACAACAATACAAAAAATACACAACGAACTGGGCAACAACAGACATAAAATAAATTATTGGAGATATTATGAAGGATTTGATCGTGGGTTGCTCAACAAATTATGATTGGGCAAAACTAAAGTATTGGATTAATTCAATCAATCAATCAGGCTTTGAGGGTGACAAAGTTCTGATTCTCATGAACTGCGACAAAGATACCGTAAAAAAGGTAACTGAAGCAGGTTTCTCAATCATTGCATTCAATCAAGACGGTGAAGGTAATCTAACTTATCAATCACAACTGATGGTGCATGTTGAACGATTTGTTCATATTTACAAACTGCTCAAAAGCAACGACTATCGTTATGTGATTACCACTGATGTACGAGATGTTATCTTTCAAAAAAATCCTGTTACATGGTTAGAAGAGAATCTTTCTGCACAAGAAGACTTAGTGTTTTCTTCTGAAAGTATGAAATATAAAGATGAGCCATGGGGTCGTGAAAATATTACACAATGTTATGGTCAAGGCATCTATGATGATTTCAAGAACAATACAATTTTCAATGTAGGTGTTCTTGCCGGCCGTGGACATGCAATGAGAGATTTAACATTGCAATTATTTTTGAACTGTATCAATCGCCCAATACCAATTGTTGATCAAGCGGTATTCAATGTGATGGTTTCTAGACATCCATATGTGAAAACATCAATGTACATGAAATCAGAAGAAGGTTGGGCATGTCAATTAGGTACAACTGCTGATCCAAGTAAGATTGAACAGTTTAGACCACATCTATTAGAACCATCACCGAAACTAGAAGGTGACAAGGTTGTAACTTCAACAGGAATAGAGTATACTATTGTACATCAGTATGATCGTGTGCCAGAATGGCGTAAAGTGATTGAGGCGAAATATGACGACAAATAGAATCAAAGAATTATTTTGGGAACTTGAAAAAGGTTCTACCAAATGGTCAGGTTATTTTGATGTATATGAAAGACATCTGAGTAAATTTACTCACAAAGCACCACGCATACTTGAAATTGGTGTGTTGGGTGGTGGCTCAATTGAGATGTGGTTGAAATACTTTGGTTCTGATACATCAGTTGTTGCTATTGACATCAATGAAGAATGTTTGAAGTATGAGTATGATGGTGATGTCAATATTGTGATGGGTGACCAAAGTGATCCAGAGTTTTGGGATGAATTTCTCAAAACACAAGACAAGTTTGACATTGTAATTGACGATGGTTCACATGTAATGAATCATCAAATCACCACACTCAATAAAGTTTTTCCACATATCAAAGAAGGTGGTGTTTACATTTGTGAAGACACTCACACAAGTTATTGGCCACAGCCATGGGGTGGTGTGTTTCGTGGTGCTGGTACATTCACAGAACATTGTAAACGAGCAACTGATATTGTCAATCAGCAACACTTTCAAGGTTCACCAATTTCACAAGAAGCATTAGATGTATATCACAATCTGTATTCTGTTTCATTTTACAATAGTATGGTTGTGATGGAAAAGGAACAACTAAAGCCATTTGGCATCACAGACAACAAAGCAAATGTAGGAAGAGAACTATGAGAATAGCACTATGTATTTCTGGCCAACCAAGAATGTGGGAAAAAGGCTATGCATATCATTACGAGAACATCATCAAAGGTAATGATGTTACTGTATTTCTGCATTCTTGGGAAATGCCTGCTGAACAAATGCAAAAGATTTCTTCAACATACAATGCATACAGCTTTAAGACATCACCAAATCCCACAGTTGATTTGTCAAAGTACACGAATACTCCACCACCATCACCAAACTGGAAAGTTAAAGATGGTCGCATGTCAACATATGCTCAGTTGTATGCAATCAGAGAGTGTATGAAAACAAAGTATGAGTATGAAAAATACTTTGAAACAAAGTTTGATTGGGTCATTCGTTCACGATTTGACTTTGCTATTAATGTTCGCATACCATTTGAAGAACTAGACAACAGTAAGTTGTATATACCAAACTGTCGCATGACACCAGAACGTGACTTTGGCAACGATCAGTTTGCGTTCTCATCATCCGAAAACATGGACAAGTATGCTGATGCTTACAATCACATTGATGAGTTCTACAATTCTGGTGTACAATACATGATGGAAGATTTTATGAGTGCCAACTGGAAGAGAAACAATCTTGTTGGTGAGAATCTTGTGTATTGTGATGTCAATCATCCGTTTTCACCAGGTGAGTACAACAGCACATGGCATTCACTGCTACGAAATGATATGGAAGAATGGCTGAAATGAATCTGATAATCTGTATGGCGGGTTATAACACCCGTTTTCATGATGTCGGCTTTGACATACCAAAATATCTTTTGCCTTGGAATGATAAGACAATCATATATGACATTTTGAAAAACATTGGTTGGGTCAATCAACTTATTCTTGTCGCCAACAAAAGAGACATCTATTTCAAAGAACAACTTGTTGAAGCAATCAAGCCACTAGGTTGGAACGACAGCAATATTTTGTATATTGGTGATACAAAAGGTCAAGCACACACAGCGGCAATTGGTATTGAACAACTAAACAACAAACATTTACCAACATTTGTACATAACGCAGATACGATCATCAAAGGTCGTCGTATAGATTTTATTGCTGATGACTTGACCGCAAAGCATGATGCGTACATTGATGTGTTCGTGGGTAATTCACCAAAGTATTCTTATGTTCGTGCATATGAAAACACGGTAATTGAAATCGTAGAAAAGAAACAAATCTCACCGTATGCGTCATCAGGCTTCTATGGTTTTCTAACTGGACACCTTTACTTAGAATATTACAACAAGTTAGCCGAAAAAGATGGTGAATTGTATATTGCAGATGTGATACAAAGTATGATACAATCCAATAAACAAGTATTCATGAATCCTCTTGGTGGTAGTCAAGAGACAATTGTGCTAGGTAGTCCACAAGAATACGGCATTGAGATAGCAAGGCAAACACTAGGTGCAAAATGAAAACTATATCATTGAAGGGTGGCTCATTAAGTAGAACTTATTGGTTACCAGATGAGAAAATTGTACGCAAGGAAATTTCACGTGTAGGAAATCGTGAATATGGTTTCATGCGTTGGTATTCTCAGTTAATGAAACTACAGCAATACAATACACTATATCCTAATCTATTTCCCAAAGTTGTAAATGTTGATTCTACTAGCGTTGAAGCATGGTTTGATTTAGAATATCTAGAGGGCTTTCATGACATCAAAAGCATTCTTAGCAAAGACATACTAAGTGAAGAACAAATCTTCAAAATAAGTCAAGCAGTCTGGAAAGGACTGAATACACTTCACTCAATCAGAAAAGAACCTATTGCTGGCGCACCAAAACTTTATTTTATTGAAGAAATACAACAGAAAATTGAAGATGCTATCAAGATAAAAGAGTTTGAAGATTTCTTTTATTATGGCACATATCATTTCAATGGTGAAGTTGTTACAGGTGTGGGTGGTTATCTTCATGTTCTGAAAGAATACTTTTCCGAATTAAAGAACGATGATGAGTGTAATATACATGGTAATCCAACACTTGAGAATATCATGTACTCATTTGAAGAAGACCGTGTAGTTTTCATTGATGTGTATGAAGAGAGTATGTGGAATACCAAATACCTTGACTACGCACAAGTGCTTCAGTGTTCACGCAGTTATTATGGTCTTATCAATGACCACAATGTTCATGTGAAAGGAATTAATTTATCTAATCCAAACGATGACACGAATAACTTTGATACATTCAACAAACACTTCATCTCTGAGTTACCAGAAGATAAAATGAAACTCATAGATATACTTGAAGCATCACAGTTCATTCGTATGCTGCCCTTCAAATTGCTGGCAGGTGATATTGACAAAGCAAAATATTTTTATGTTCATGCATGTAAATTGTTTAGTAAGGCGATGAAATGAGTTTAGACTTTATGATGGATTATGACAAGTTCAAACGAACTTGGTCAGTCAAAACAGAACTACCAGTAGAATTCAAACTTACATACTCTGCTGACATCTTCAGCCCAAGTAATCAAGACATTGTAAACATTACGAATAGTGATCGCAGAATCATTGTTATTGATTCTGAAGTACATGATTTGTACAAAGATAACATTGCAACATACTTTGGTGCGGTCAAGTTGAGTTGCAAAATACTTTGTGTAGACTGCAAAGAAGAAAATAAAAACTGGAAGAATGTAGATCGTATCTTAGACTTTTTTGAACAGAATGGAGTGTTACGCCGTGAACCGATTATCGCTATTGGCGGAGGTGTTCTGCTGGATATTGTTGGCTTTGCTTGTAGCATATACCGCCGTGGAATTCCATACGTTAAAATTCCCACAACACTTCTTGCCATCGTTGACGCTTCTGTAGGTTCTAAAGTTGGTGTCAATCATCTAGGCAGACGCAATCGTATTGGTGCGTACTACCCACCACTTGCGACATACATTGACAAGAAATTTATTCGTACACAGAGTGAACGAGAAATCATCAATGGCATTGCAGAGATATTCAAACTTGCTGTCATCAAATCACCAGAACTCTTTCATCTACTAGAAGAGAATGCAGAAATACTGATTGATGAAAAGTTTCAGTATGGTGCCGTACCAGTTCGTGTCATCAATCTTGCTATCACAGACATGATTGCAGAACTTGGACCTAATCTGTGGGAAAAACGATTAGATCGGTGTGTAGATTTTGGACACACATTCAGTCCTGTCATTGAAATGACTAATATACCTGAATTGCTACATGGTGAAGCAGTAGCATTGGATTGTTTATACAGTTCATGTATTTCATTCATTCGTGGCTACATTGATACTGTTCAACTCAAACGAATATTTGGTGTCGCAAAGAGACTAAAACTCAAAACATTTCACAAAGACTTTACCAACATGAAGTTATTGTTAGAGAGCCTACGTGATGCAACAAAGCATCGTAATGGTAATCAGTATGCGCCATTACCTATTGCTATTGGCAACTATAAGATTGTAAATGACATTACAGAAGATGAAATGAAATTAGCGATTGATGTTTTTGAGGAGATATGATGCGTAAAGTGGCTGTGGTGACAGGTTGTAGTTATGGTCTTGGTTATGATATAGCAGACAGACTGATTGATGAAGGTTACTTTGTATATGGTCTTTCACGCACAAAGCCATCTATCAACCTTTTTGCCTTTCCCGACACATTTCAATGGATAGAATGTGACATCACGAAATCAAAACAAGTTGAAGAAGCATTCAAAAGAATTGGTACACACATTGATGTTCTTGTAAACAATGCTGGCGTATATCAATGGGGTTTATTCAGAGATGATTTTTCATTTGAGTCAATAGACAGAATCATTGATTTGAATGTCAAAGGCACGATGTATGTAACAAAAGAAGCATACAAGTGGATGAATAAACATAGTGATATTTTCTTCATCAATTCTGTATCAGGTCTTATGCCACTGGAATGGGAAGCAGTTTATTCAGCGTCTAAACACGCTATTACTGCTTTTGCTGATGTTCTTGGTAAAGAGATTTATACACAAATGGATGAAATTCGTGTGACAAGTATTCATCCTGGTGGCATTAATACACCGATGCAAGATGGTCATCCGAATAAAGACAAGTTGTTAGATACAAAAGAAATTACTGACACGATTCTTCATGTATTGAAATCAAAAGCGACATATAAAACAATTAAATTATTTTCGGAGTACGAATGTCATTGATTCCTTCACTTCAGCTATTCATTGTAACATCTGCTCTTAATCCAAACATGGGTGTACTCAGTCGTGAAGATAGATTACAACAAACGATTGAAGGTCTTGTATCACTCAGAAAGAAATGTCCTGATGCGATTGTTATTTTAGCAGATGGTTCACCAGAGGCAGTAGAAAAAGAAAAGTATGACAGCATGAGTGGTCTTGTTGATTTGATTGCTGACTTTTCTGGTGATAAAGACATAGCACAGTTTGCTGCTGTTGCCCGCAAAAGTGAAGCAGAAAATGTGTTGATGCTAAAAATGATGATGCTTCTGAAACAAGCACCTGAGATGAAACGTCTGATGCATTCTGTTCGTAGAGTGTACAAGTTTTCTGCAAGAACCATACTTCATGATGAATTTGACATAGCAGAGCATGACCACTTTGGTAGGTATGTGTTTAAGAAAAGAATGCCAACTTGGATGAGAGGTGAAGTTGCAGAAACATTTACTGATTTGTTGATTACTCGTTTATTCTCATTTTGCCCAAGTCTTATTGATGATTACTCTATCGTCTGTAGAAGAAACATTGGTGTAGTTCAAGATGCCGGTGTTGACACAGAACATGCACATTTCTTCAACATTGAACCTGACCGTCTTGTGGAACTAGATAAAATACACTGTCAAGGTGTCATGGCCAGCACAGGAGCAACGGAAATCTACTAAATACTAAATAATGTAAACAACTGCCGCAGAGGTAGGGGGATATGAAATTTAGAGATTTTCTACGTGAACAGAAAGAGAAACATGCCGTCCTAGCATTTGGTCGCATGAATCCTATCACAAACGGTCACGAAAAACTAGTCAACAAAGTCAAAGATATTGCCGATTCTGTCGGCGGTTCTCATCACATCGTCTTGTCACATTCACAGGACTCTAAGAAAAATCCCCTTACAGCAGATCAAAAAGTCAAACATGCTAAACGTGCATTTCCTGGCACGAACTTCACAGCAGCATCTAAAGACAAGCCAACATTCTTTGACCATGCAGAAGCATTGCATAAGAAAGGTGTAACTCATCTACACATGGTTGGTGGCTCTGATCGTACAGAAGAATATCACAGATTGCTTCACAAGTATAATGGCACACATGAAGGTGCCCGTTTCAATTTCAAATCAATCAAAGTACACTCAGCGGGTGAACGTGATCCTGATGCTGAAGGTGTAACTGGCATTTCTGCTTCAAAGATGCGTGAACATGCAAAGAGTGGTGACCTTGATTCATTCAAGAAGGGCGCACCATCATCAATGTCTCATGCACATGTCAAACAAATGTTCAATGATGTACGTAAAGGTATGAGATTGCACGAAGAAATCATTCGTGAAGGTGTTCACGACAAAGGTATTTTCAAAGCAGTGTTTCTTGGTGGTGGTCCTGGCTCAGGTAAAGATTATGTGTTGAGTAAGACACTTGATGGTCATGGTCTGACTGAAATCAATTCAGACAAAGCACTTGAGTATCTGATGGACAAAGAAGGTCTTGATAAGAAAATGCCAGACAATGAAGAAGCGCAAAGAAATGCAGTTCGCAAACGTGCAAAGAATGTTACAGAGTTGCGTCAACGTCTTGCACTTCATGGTCGTAATGGTCTTATCATCAATGGTACAGGTGATGACCCAGAAAAGTATGCCAAAATCAAAGACATGCTTGAGAAGTTAGGATATGAAACATCCATGATTATGGTCAACACAGCCGACGAAGTATCAAAAGAGAGAAATATTGAACGTGGTCAACGTGGTGGTCGTACAGTACCAGAAGACATTCGTAAAGAAAAATGGGATTCTGTACAAGCGGCACGACCAATGTTTGGTAAACTATTCCGTGACAATTATGTTGAGTTTGATAACTCAGAAGATTTGCGTTCTGCACCACCAGAAGTTGTAGAAGCAAAGACAAAAGAACTAGACGGCATTTTCAAGAACATACAAAAGTTTGTTGGTAAACCACCAAAGAATGATTCAGCAAAAGGTTGGATTGCTACAGAGTTAGGTAAAAAAGATACAGCACCAATTCGTACCGACACGAAACCACATAAAGATGCCGGCACACATGATGATATGAACACAATGGGTCTTGAGTATTATGGCTTTGGTCGTTATGGTAAAGATGGTAAAGTCACACATCGTTCAGTGCATGGTAGTCTAGTGCCAGTAGAAAAGATTGCAAAGACTGTTGAAACACATCAAAGCAAAATGGCTAAGATGAATGAAGCAGTCACAGTATCAGTAACAGGAGATACTGTAGAAGAAGTCACACGCACACTTCGTTTGCTCAAGTCAGATGAAGAAGACATGGTAGAAGAAGAGGAAGTGAATACGATGTCTGATCCTGGTGCATTTAATCTACTTACACTAGGAAGAGGCATGATTAAAGAAGACCTGCGTAAATGGTTCAGCAAAACTGATCCCGAAGGTGGTTGGAAACGCATCAATAGTAAGGGTGAAGCAATTGGTCCTTGTGCAAGAGAGCCAGGTGAACCAAAACCAAAATGCATGTCAAATGAAAAACGTGCAGCGTTGTCAAAGAAAGAACGTGCTGCTGCTGTTCGTGCAAAAAGAAAACACGATCCTAACCCAGAACGTAAAGGTGATCCAATCAATGTATCAAATTTTGGCAAAGGCAAGATTAGTGAAGAAACGAAGAAACAAAAACTATTGACAGACAAGAATGGCAAGACACGATTGTTTTTTATTCGTGGTTCAGCAGCAAAAGAAGCACACCAAAAAGGTGGCACAGTAGCAAAAGTAGGCAAGAGATATGTTGTAAAACTAAAAGAGGATTTGTATGAAGTACATTCACCTGATAATTCTGCGATTGAAGCAGTTTATGGACAAAATAGTTTCACCCCAACAGCCAAAGAACTTGGAAAAGTTAGAGCCAGTGTTGGAAGAAAAGAACGACCAGCCCTTGACAAGCCCGTTGCCGAAGGAAGAAGTGAAGATAGAAGAACCATCACCATCTCAACCATCAAAGAAAATTGGCAGAAAAAAATTCAAGAGTCAATAGACAAAGGTATAGAGCCAGGCATTTCAATGGCGGGTGCTGGTGAATCTCCTGCTAGAGACATGGGTGAAAAATTAAGCAAAAAAGGTAAAGCAACACAAGTTGTGCCTAAAAATATCAATGAACTTACAGGCGACACGACTACAGCATCAATTGGTGATCAAAAAGAAGACGAACTGAAGAAAAAAGGTATCTCACTTACAACATTTAAAAAGAGAAATTACATATGAAATCGTTTAGCGCATTCTTAGATGAAGCTGGTCGTTGTTGGCCAGGTCATAGACCAGTACCTGGTAAAAAACCATATTCACCAGGCTCATGTGTAAAAGAAGAAGTTGAACTTGATAAATCAGTTCCTTCTGAAGATGATTTAGCAAAAAAATATAAAATGTCTATTTCAGATATTCAAGATTTGGTAGCACATGGCACTAAAGTTGAAATGGAACATACTGATGAAAAACATGTTGCTAGAAAAATTGCATTGAAGCATATCGGTGAAAAATCAGATTATTATAAAAAGCTGAAAAAATTTGTAGAGGAGAGAGAAGGTGATGCTGGTGGTGCGGATAATCCTGTGTTCACAAAGCCAAAGATGATGAAAGTGAAAAAAGAGAACTATGAAGCAGACGATGGTCCGCTGACAGATGAACAATTAGAACAGTTAGAAGAAGTTGCAGCATGGCAGCGTAAAGAAGGTAAGTCTGAGTCTGGTGGTTTGAATCGTAAAGGTATTGAATCATATCGTCGTGAGAATCCAGGTTCAAAACTGTCAATGGCTGTGACAACAAAGCCAAGCAAACTGAAACCTGGTTCTAAAGCAGCAAATCGTCGCAAATCATTCTGTGCAAGAATGGGCGGCATGAAGCGTAGACTGACATCAGCAAAGACAGCACGTGATCCAGATTCACGTATTAATAAAGCACTGAGAAAGTGGAATTGCTAATGAAAACATTTAAGTCTTTCATAGTTGAAGAAAAGAAAGCAACAATAACTAAGAAAGAAAGTTATCGTGGCAGAACAACAGCCGATGTTGAATATAATGTGCATGATGAAAATGGCCGTCATATTAGAACCACAAAAACTAAAAAAGAAGCAAAAATGTGGAAAGATATGCATGAACTATCAAGGGAAGAAATGCATAAAAAATATCCGGAGTTAAAGCCAAAATAAGAAAGTGGAACTGCTAATTTATGGCACAATTTAGAACGGACTTACATAAGATAGATTCAGGACAAGTATTCACTCGTTATGAAGTGAATATGATGTCTGATCGTCTTTCACCGTCTGGCACTTTGACAGATGCGTTTGGCCGTTTGCGTATCGTAAATCCTGTTACTTTGTTTGAAAGCACACATCGTTTTTCTGATAATGGACTGTGGGTAACATCAAACACAGCAAGTAATAGTTCATACACTTTTGTTGAAAACCAAAGTACAATTAATATGACTGTTGGCACAACCGCAAATGCTGAAGTTGCCAGAGAAACGACAAAAGTTATGTCTTATCAACCAGGTAAATCTTTGTTGATTATGTCAACATTTGCTATGAACGAACCAAAAGCAAATGTTCGTCAAAGAGTAGGATATTTTGGTCAAAGTAATGGCATTTATCTTGAGAATGATGGTACAACAAATTATTTCGTATTGAGAACAAACACATCAAGCACAGTTACAGAAACAAGAGTTGCACAATCAGATTGGAATGTAGATAAGTTTGACGGTACGGGTTATTCATCACAAAGTGGTGGTGCAGAACACACTGGTGGACTTGACGTAAGTAAAACAAACATTCTTTGGATGGACGTTGAATGGTTAGGTGTTGGTGATGTTCGTTGTGGTTTTGTTGTTGATGGTAAAATGACAATCGCACATATATTTCATAATGATAATAAAAATTTAACACCTTACATGACAACGGCCTCTTTGCCATTAAGATATGAAATCAAGAATACTGGAGTTACCGCAAGTAACTCAACAATGAAGCAAATATGTTCGACAGTCATTTCTGAAGGTGGGTATGAATTGTATGGCTCTCAACAAGCCATTCAAACAGCAATTGGATCACCTATTGATTTACCAACGCCTGGAACATATTATCCAGTTATTTCACTAAGATTAAAAGCAAATCGTTTAGATGCAATCGTAATTCTTACTGCACTATCAATATTGGGTATTACGAATAACTCAGTTTATAATTGGCAAGTAAGAGCAGGCGCCAACACCACTGGAGGTGGAACTTGGGTAAGTGCGGGAGATAATTCTTCTGTTGAATACAAAATTGATGGCGGTACAATGACTGGCGGTCGTGTATTAGCATCAGGTTTTACTGGTGCAACAATTAGTGCAGCACCAGTTGATATTCTTAAAGAAGCATTATTCAAATTTCAATTAGAAAGAGACAGTTTCACCAACACTCCATACGAATTAACATTATGTGCTTCTGCTACCCTAAACGGTTCAGACATCTATGCATCAATGGATTGGGAAGAGATTACAAGATAACAAAACTAAATCAGGAGAACTACAATGTCAATTTTTCATGACAAGGCACTGAAAGGTGTCGCAGAAGCAGCAGCAAAAATCATGGCAGAAACAAGTCATGGTTCAACACCAAAAACCGACAAAGAGAAATCTTTGGCAGCACTAGCACATCCAAAAGATAAGATTACACACAAAGATGTGTTGGTTGGTCGTGGTGTGCTGAAGAAAGAAGAAGTTGAACAATTAGACGAAGTTGGTGATACACCAGCAGGTAGAAAAGCACTTGGTTCATATGTAAGCAAAGCAATTGCAGACAAGACAAAAAACCGCACAAAAGGTCTGCGTAAGGCAACATCACGCATGTACAAAGATGATTACTATGGTAAAAAGAATGAAGAAGTTGAAGCATCAGAACAAGAGCAACTGAACGAAGCATTTCCAACTGTAGCAGATGCTAAGAAGCGCATGGATGCTGGTAAGACAGCAACAGGTTCAGTCACAAAGACAGCAACAGGTCTTGTACATAAGCGTGACTACAAAGATGACGATGATGAAGATGATACACCAAAGAAAAAAGGTGGTTATGGTGCCCGTCAAAACTACAAGCGTTCAACACGTGTCAATGAGTCAGCATCATTTACAGAAATGCTTGAACTGTACAATGAGCATGGTCTGAAAGTTCTAGCACCAATTGAAACTGAAGAGATGGACATTGACGGTACAAAAATTGAAGTGCTTGATGCCGACAAGGTAAATGGCTTTGTTGAAACCATCGTTGAAGAGCCAACAAATGACGAGTGGACAAAAGAATATGAAGACCAAAAAGCAAGTTTTGAAGCTAAGAAGAAACAACCAAAAATTGCTGCTGGTAAAACTGTCGGTGTAAAGACAATGCCAGAATCAGTTGAGCAAATTGATGAGCGTGAACTGACAAAAGGTGAAGCAAAGAAGAAAGAAGATTATGTAATGGGTATGAAGAAAAAACTTTCTGGTTTCAAACAGCGTTACGGTGAACGTGCAAAGTCGGTAATGTATGCCACCGCAACCAAAATGGCTAAGAAAGACTAGTCATGTCAGTCGCCGATAAACTACATCAACGACAAATGGCTCTGCGTAAGAAGTCGGGACTACCACATCCCGACTATTACAAAGAACTAGGTCATTCTTACAGCATTTCTGATGACAGAGAAAGACTTGCAAAGCAGGCCGAAATCAAAAAGAAATATAAAGTTGAATCAGTTGAACAACTTGATGAGATGCCAGAGTCAAGCATGAAGACACGTGATGTACATGCTCATCTGAAAAAATCTGGTTGGTCACTGAAGAGAACTTCTGGTGGTCATGATGTATACGGCCATCCTAAGTCAAAAGAAAACATTTCTGTGCCAAGACATAAACAACTCAAAGCACCATTGATTCGTGGTATCATGAAAGCATCAAGAGTTTCTGAAGAGACAGAAGTGAATGAACAAATTCAAACTGGAAGAATTTCATATGAATTGTTCAAAAAAGGCAGACATGTTTCTGGACCTTCAAAAAAACCATTTCAATCTTTCACTCAAGCATCACCTAGAGTAAACGAGGAACATATGAAAGAAGCAAAAGACCCACGTGAATACGATTACGAAGGCGATATGGCAATGTCACAACTTCGTTCGTTAATGTTCAATGCACAAGATTTGATTGACATGATGGATGATAACACAAATCTTCCTGAATGGGTACAATCAAAGATTACATTGGCTGAAGATTATATTTCTACAGCGGCAAACTATCTGCGTGGTGAATTGAGCGAAGCAGCAAATCCTGCACAACAGGCAGCAATTGCTATCAACATGAAGAAAAAAGGTATCAAGCCTAAGGGTATGAAAGAAGAAGTTAAGCGATATGTTCCTTCTCCACATGGTACTCCTGTTGCAAAGAAACCAAAAGGTGAATATGAACGCAAGGTTGACAAGTATTTGAAAAAGAAATACAACAAAGAAGAAGTTGAACTGACAGAAGGCCGTCCATCACAGCGTCATCCACTAGAAGGTCATGAGTATCATAAGAAATCTAATGAAGCGTTAGTTCACATTGCCAAAGATGCACATGAAGCAGCAGAAGCAATGAAGAGTCATAACACAACAGCAGAAAACAAGTATCGTGACCAAGCAAATGATTCTGCGACTGTAAGACATTGGAGAAAAAAGAATGGCATGCCTGATTGGTACAAAAAGAAGTATGGTCATGTCAACGAAGAGATTGAGTATCTTGAAGAGAAGAATGCTCCGACCAATCCTGCATTGTGGTCTAAAGCAAAAGCACTAGCAAAACAAAAGTTTGATGTGTATCCTTCTGCATATGCCAACGGTTGGGCATCAAAGTGGTACAAGTCAAAGGGGGGTGGCTGGAAGACTGTAAGTGAAGCCGTTGACGAGCCAAGTGCAGCAGCAAGAACTCTATCCCGTAAAGCACAAATCGTAAGAGATGCTGCAAAAGGAAAAAAGCAAGAACAAGAAGAGGCATCGGACAAGTTTCAAAAAGACCCCGAATTGTCTAGCGATATGCAGAAAACATAAATAAACAATCAAAGATTTATAGGAGAAAAACATGCCACTTTGGGGAAATGTAGACGCATCTAACAATGCTCCAAACTTTTCGGGTCTAACAGGCTACGATGTATCAACCACTGGTGAAAGTATAGCTAATTCGGAAACTTCATCAGTATTTGGTAACACATACATGAGTGCAACCCGCACAAATGTAGAGTTTGGTGTATTCGGTATAGATACGACAGAAGAGCCACTTATCACTGACGGTCAACCAACACATGCTGGTTGGGTAGCTCGTACAAAAGGTTCTGGTCCTGTTGTGTCAGTTACAGCAAACACTGGCGCTGTAGGTCCAGCAGCATCGGCCTGCACATATACACTGGTATTGTCTGGTGGTGGTACAAATAACACCTCTGCACAAGTCAGCGTAACGACTGCTGCTACTGGTAGAATTTCTAGCATCTCAGTTTCAAATGCTGGTCTGTATACTGGTACACCAACAGCGAACACATTTGGAAACACTGCATTCACCTTTACAATGGGTGGACGCAATGGTCGCACCACATTTGAAACTCTAGTAGCAATGGGTTCAATGACTGGTGACGCATCTGATGACGCTATTGCACCTGACTCTTGATTGAATTGGCGGCTGGCTTCGGTCAGCCGCATTTATTATGTCGTTTGAGAATCTGACTGAAGAAAATATTATGTTATATGCTGCAAAGGCTTATGATAGGCCTAATTGCATCATGAGTGAGTTCACTGAGGACATGAAGCGATTAAATTATCTCAAACGATTATTCAGACGTTACTCTAAACATGGTGAAATGCGTGAGCGACTGATACTCAATCACATTGTTGTTTTGTACAATATTTTTGGTCCTGAAGTATCGACGAGAATAATGTTTTATCACACCAACAAAAGTGATTATAGTATTCTCAAAACATATTTGATATTTTTGAATCTCATGCCCGAAAGAGTTCGTGGCATCAACGGCACAGACATCATATCATCAGAAATACCGATTGATATGAATGTCGCAGAAGTTCTCAGAAATCTAAAATGATAATCGGACCTGGCATCACAATCACTGGTGGAATCTACGTTGATTCACAGATACCAGTTAGTGGTGTTTATACATTAAACACTGGCACAAAGGCGCCCGTTCTGGGTGCTGGCGCACAAAGTCCATTTCCCGCATCTGGTTGGACATCTATCATTTCATCAACTGGTGATGATGCAAATACAAATGTGACTTTACCATTTACATGGACATACAATAATACTGGTTATACTAGTTTTTTTCCAAACTCAAATTACTATGTAACATTCGGTTCAGGCTCAAATCAATTCAATGGTCTAAGTGCATCTTCACCTGCTCTCAATAAAATATTTTTTGCCGCCGCAGATAATTCATGGCAAAGAGTTTCAAGTTTTACTTCGGGTACAGACTATAAGAGGTTGCGTTGGGAAGGAACATCATCAACAACTGGCACACCGGGCAGCCCCAACATGGTGTATGAATTAACATTTTTTAACCCAAGTCTGACTGGTGGCAGTCCTTGGATTGAATTGTTGGTTGGTGTACAAGCAAGAGGTAATAATAATGTTGGTGTCATTTCCGGTTTGTACAGTTCTACAGCAAAACTCACAGGCGGTGATTTGGGACCATCAAATCGTGGTGTAACTGCCAATCAAAGTTATGTTATGGTTGGAGATAGCACAGGCACAAATTGGACTGTATATACTGGCTATAATGTTGGTGGAACAGGGTACTAATAACATAAATAAAACTATGTCTAACGAATTCAAAAAAGAATGTGGTGCAGGTTATTATTGGTGTAGCACCGATAAAGTCTGTAAACCACTCAAAGAAGATGCTGGTGCTATGGGCGCACCAGCAAACGCAGTCGGCGGTGGTGCTATTGCCGGACTTGGTGTAGGACCACAGGGTGAACCTGGTGTCAAGAAACGCAAGACTGCGACATTCATTTCATTCCTAAAGAGAAAATCAAATGTGGCTTCTTAGTTTTTTGCCCTCTGGTTTTCTTCTATTCATTATTAATACAGTTTTAGTTTGTGGTGTCATAGGCACCATCTTAGGTTTCATAGGTAGCAGACTATTATTCATTAGCAACTATGCGAACATAATCAAATATGTTTCCATAGCACTGCTCTGTGTCGGTATATATTGGAAAGGAGGCTATAGCGTAGAGCAAGAATGGCGTCAACGAGTGGCTGAACTAGAGGAGAAAGTGAAAGATGCAGAAGCGAAATCACAGCAGACAAATGTTGTTATTGAAACGCAAATCAGAGAGAGAACAAAGAGAGTCGTTGAAAAACGAGAGATTATTGTCCAAAAGATTAAGGAAGTGGAAAAAGTTATTGATGCGAAGTGTGAACTTGATCCCAACGTAGTAAGTATTTTGAACGAAGCAGCCAAGAAGCCATGAAAAAATTACTTATAGTCTTATTGCTGTCTGGCTGTAGCACTACCGTGCCAGTGGCTCGTAAGTTTCCTGAAATGCCAGAATCACTAGGAAAACCTTGCCCGCCACTGACACAACTAAAAGAAGACACGACCAAACTGAGTGATGTGATTACGGTCGTATCTGACAACTACATGGAGTATCATAAGTGTAGTGACAAAGTTGACATGTGGATAGAATGGTATAGATTACAAAAGGAGATTTTTGATTCCGTAAAATAATACCTGAGGATACACATGGAACTCACAAAAGAACAATTAAAACAATTACTACCAAAAAACCCATATATTGATCAGTGGCACAAAGCATTAAGCCAATTACTTCCAGATTATGAAATCAATACGCCACAGCGTATTGCATCGTTTATTGCACAATGCTCACATGAGTCTGGTGGTTTTGTTTTTCTCACAGAGAACTTGAACTACAAAGCAGAAAGTCTGATGAAAATATTTGGAAAGTATTTTCCAGATATGGCAACTGCAAAAGCATATGAAAAGAAACCAGAGAAAATTGCTAATCGTATTTACGCCGACCGTATGGGTAATGGCAACGAAGCATCTGGTGACGGCTACAAATACCGTGGCCGTGGACTGATTCAACTGACTGGCAAAACAAACTATACTTGGTTTGCCGCTTCATTAGAAATATCTCCTGAAGAAGCAGCAGAATATACACAAACATTTGAAGGCGCTGCACAATCTGCATGTTGGTTTTGGGAAACAAACAAACTGAATCAATGGGCAGATAAAGGTGATATTCTGACCATGACTAAGAGAATTAATGGTGGCACCATAGGACTTGAAGACCGCAAGAAACATTATGAACATGCACTTCATGTTCTAGGAGTACACTGATGAAATATCTAGTCCTTCTATTGTTACCATTACTGGTTGCTTGTGAAGAAAGATATCGTTATCCATGTCAAGACCCAGAAAATTGGGAACAGAAACAATGTAAAAAACCATACTGTAGCGCAAACGGAACTTGTCCAGAAGATTTGACACATTACGAAAAAAATAAAGTCGGTCAACCTTCACAACCAATGCTACAAGTTCCAAGTAAAGGAGAATGCAAATGATTAACGAATTATGGTCAGGAGAAAGATACACCACTGAAGAACTAAACGCACGACTGAAGTTTTTCATTGGTATCGTTTTAGGTCTAACACTATTTGGTATTGTTTTTGTTGTTCTGTATAGTTTGATTTTTGTTACTCAGCCAATGAACGGCATGAGTCCTGTTGACAATAAGTTTTTTGAATTGATTATTCCAATTGCTACATTCTTGACTGGTACATTGTCGGGTATTATGTTAGCAGGTGATGATAAAGAGTTGAGAGCAAAGGCACTTGAAGCAGCAAACAAGCCACCTCCACCATCTCCACCACCAGCTCCAGTAAGTTCAGTGGGCTTTAGTTCACCAACGAGCATGGCTGGGTTTGCAGCACCAATGGGTATGTCTGCTGGATTTGATGCATTTGCATCATTTGCACCAACAGTGGCAACAGGTTTTGGTGGTAAAGAAGCACCAGCACAGCCACCACATCCAGAACTGTGAAAAAATTTATGATACAAATGCTCACCGCTGAAGGTGAGCAACAGCCTAGCAGCAAAAGGTTCATTACCTTTTTGGCGTTCCTTTTGCTTGCTACTGGTTTTATTGCCGAATTGTTTTTTGAAAAGAAATTGAATCCTCAGACACTTGATGTTATAATGTATGTTGTGCTTGGTGGATTGGGATTTACCGCAACCGAAAAATTTGTTTCGAAGGAAGAAAAATGAAAAAAGAAATTGCATTCTTATCCATGATTTTGGCTCTGCTTTTCGTACCACTAAGCAAAGGCGCTTTTGCTGCTGAAGAAAAGAAAGTGTGTGTCAAAGAGTTTGATAACAAAACTAAAAAAGAAAAAGAAGTCTGCAAGACTATCAAAGTCCACAAAAAACTGGAAGGTACAGCGATACCTGATAAGAAGTAAGCAATGGACGGAGATGTAGCACTCAAAGTGGAAGTTGGCGTTCTCAAAGAGAAAGTCAACACACTTGTTGACCTTTGTGAAAAGATGGATCGTGTTATCGAGAAACTCTCAGATAACAATTCATCGGTGGTCAACCAAATTTACAAAGACATGGACAAACGCAAAGAAGATACCGTTAGCGATATTAAGGAACTTCATTCGAGGATTACTACCACAGACAGAAATCTATCCGATAAGATTGAACTGACAGAACGTAGAATCATGGATGAAATCAAATCGTTGCGTGACCATATCACCGAACACAATCAAAAAGAAGACGATGACCTAAAGTCTTTGATGCAGTGGAAGTGGATGGTCGCCGGCGGCGTTGTGGTTGTCGCATGGATTATTTCTAACGTAAAATTCGAATACCTGGCAAAGTTTTTTAATTGATTGATTTTCTTGAGCAGTAGTGTTATAATGAATGTATGGCTCTTTATATTGATACAAAATATGTGAGATTGACCTCTTCACGCTTGCGTAATTTCAAGCAGAAGGGTGACAATCTGTGGAACTTCTCTTGCCCGTATTGTGGAGATTCCAAAACTAACAAAATCAAAGCCCGTGGTTATATTTTTGCCAAGGGCAATGATTTATTCTATCGCTGTCATAACTGTGGAGTAGGAACAAATGTCGCCAATTTCCTCAAGCACATCGACCCATCCTTACATGGAGAATATGTACTCGAAAAGTACAAGTCGGGCACAACCGGAACTGCCAACACGTATCACAGAAAGAGTGAGTTTTCACCACGAATCGTCACCAACCCACCCAAATTTGGTCACATCAAAAAGCGCAGCATATTTGAACATGGGGAATGGCTCAGTAACTTACCAAGTGGACATTTTTGTCTAACATACGCTGAGAATCGTTTAATACCTGAAGAACATTATGATAAGTTGTTGTTCACTTCAAACTACAAAGCATTTTGTGATGCGCTTATACCAAATCACGATAAGAAACTAGTTGAAGACGCTAGGCTAGTTATACCATATTTTAATTACCAGAACGAACTAATTGCTGTGTCTGGTCGTGCTTTAGAGACAAGCGACCGCACACTACGCTATGTTACATTGAGAACAGATGAATCAACAAGTAAACTTGTCTTTGGTATGGACAGAGTTGATTTAAAGAAACGTGTTTATCTTGTAGAAGGTCCACTAGATAGTTTGTTTCTGAATAATTGTGTAGCATCGGGTGATGCTAATTTATCTTTAACAGTGAAAAATATTCATGCAGAAAAAATTACCTTGGTATTTGATAATGAACCAAGAAATAAAGAAGTGTGTAAATTGATTGAGGATGCTATCAAATCAAATCATAATGTTGTAATTTGGCCTGATAACATTGAAGGTAAAGATATAAATGAGATGGTGCTGAACGGTTTTTCAACAGGCGAAATTCAGGAAATCATAGATAGTAATACATTTTATGGACTTGAGGCTATAGCCAAATTTACTTTTTGGAAGAAATTATGAATGTGAAGTTAGTTGGTATAACGTTACCATTAAATGGTTACAGTTCTGCTGAAGATTTGATTGTGCATATGGCACGTGTATCAAATCCAAGCAATCAGGGAATGAACAGTGACCCTGCAAAATTGATTCGTTATCTTATCAAAAATCAACATTGGTCACCATTTGAAATGGTCAATGTCGTTATGGAAATAAACACTACAAGAGACATTGCAAGACAAATCTTGCGACATCGTAGTTTTTCTTTTCAAGAGTTCAGCCAAAGATATGCTGATCCAACAAAAGATTTAGGTTTTGAACTACGTGAAGCAAGATTACAAGACACAAAGAATCGTCAAAACTCTATTGAGACTGACGATAATGAATTACAGTCGGAATGGAAAGTTAAGCAAGTCAATCTAATTGCTGAAGCAAAAGCAGCATATGATTGGGCGATAGCAAATGGTATTGCAAAAGAACAAGCACGTGTAGTATTACCAGAAGGCAACACACAGTCACGTATGTACATGAATGGTACATTACGTAGTTGGATCCACTACTGTCAGTTGCGTATGGAAAATGGCACACAAAAAGAACATATGAATGTAGCAAAAGCATGTTGGGAAATTATTGAATATAAATTTCCAAATGTAGTGGCAGCACTAGAAAAATAACAATGGAGAAGAAATGGTAGATAAGAGCAGCATTACAATAGACTATACAAGGGATAACTTATTTGATGAACTCGGAATTAAAAGACTTAGAGAATCGTACATGCGTGAGGACGAAACAAGCCCACAAGAAAGATTCGCATTCGTATCCGCAGCCTTTGCATCCAATCCTGATCATGCTCAAAGGCTTTACGATTATTCTAGTAAGCACTGGCTTTCTTATTCTACTCCTATCTTATCTTTTGGCCGCAGTAAGCGTGGTCTGCCTATCAGTTGTTTTCTACCCTATTTGGATGATTCAGCGGAAGGTTTGGTCAATACTCTTTCGGAAGTAAATTGGTTATCAATGTTGGGAGGTGGTGTTGGAATCGGCTTGGGAATTCGTTCTGCTGACGATAAGTCCGTTGGTATTATGCCTCACTTACGTACTTACGATGCATCTTCATTGGCATATAGACAAGGTCGTACAAGGCGTGGCTCTTATGCTGCTTATCTTGACATTTCTCATCCTGATATTATCAATTTCTTAGAGATGAGAAAGCCAACTGGTGATCCTAATCTGCGTACACTAAATCTGCATCATGGCATCAACATCACCGATGACTTTATGCAACTGATTGAAAAATGTATGCTTGACCATGATGCTGATGATACATGGGAACTCAAAGACCCACACTCAGGTGAAGTCAAAGATAAAATATCGGCACGTGAATTGTGGCAACGCATACTTGAAACACGTATGCTCACTGGTGAACCATACATTCATTTCATTGACACATCAAATCGTTTGATGCCAGAGTTTCAGAAAGAAAAAGGCCTGAGCATCAAACAATCAAATCTTTGCAGTGAAATTATTTTACCTACAGATAAACAACGCACAGCAGTTTGCTGTCTTTCGTCTGTAAACTTGGAGTATTATGATGATTGGAAAAATGATAAACTTTTTCTGCGGGACGTGGCGGAAATGCTTGATAATGTACTTCAGTATTTTATTGACAATGCTCCTGATGCTATACACAGAGCCAGGTTCTCTGCTCAACAAGAGCGCAGCATTGGCGTGGGGGCTCTTGGCTATCATGCTCTTCTACAGAAGAAAAATGTGGCGTTCGAATCAGCAGTAGCAAAGTCACTGAACAATCAAGTATTCAAACATATTCGTGAGAGATTAGATGATGCAAATTACGAACTCGGAAAAGAAAGAGGTGAGGCTCCTGATGCTGTTGGTACAGGTAAAAGGTTTAGCCATATGCTTGCCATTGCTCCTAATGCTTCATCTTCCATTATTATGGGCAATACTAGTCCCTCCGTTGAGCCTTACCGTGCTAATGCTTATAGACAAGACACTCTTTCAGGCGCTTTTCTAAACAAGAATAAATTTCTAGATAAAATTATTCAGGAGAAATGTAATGCAGACAGCAAATTGGATTATCAAGAAATCTGGTCAAGTATCATTGCAAACGACGGTTCCGTCCAGCACTTGGATTTCCTGGATGACTACACCAAAGATGTCTACAAAACTGGTATGGAAATTGACCAAAGATGGGTTGTGGACCACGCCGCTGACAGACAGCATTACATTGACCAGGCGCAATCCATTAACCTCTTTTTTAGACCTGATGTAAATGTTAAATACCTTCATGCAGTACACTTTCAAGCATGGAAGCAAGGACTTAAAACATTGTACTACTGTCGTTCAGAAAAACTAGCAAAGGCTGACAAAGTATCCAAAAAGATTGAACGAGAAATCATTCAAGAAATTGATTTGAAGCAACTGGCTACCGAGGAGGTCTGTTTAGCATGTGAGGGCTAAATGTCATTCGAACTAAATCCAAAAAAACAAAAGCCGCATCCAAAAAGGCCAACTTACAAGGAAAAAACTCCTGTTCAACAACCAAAGAAAAAAGAGCAGGAGAATAAAAAAGAAGAAAAATGAGTTGTACAATTGCTCTTTTTGTACAGCACCCAAGGTGTTCTGTACAATCATGTAATGGTGTAATCAAAGCACTAGGTGCTAACTATAACTACAAACTTTTTACCAAACATGAAATTGAAGACGACTACTTTAACGATGTGGATATTGTTTGCTTTCCTGGTGGCATTGGCGATGCTGACACCTATGACCATATGTTTAAATATCATGAATCTGGTGTCAGACAATACATTAAGAATGGTGGTAGATTTCTCGGTATTTGCATGGGTGCTTATTGGGCTGACCACAATTTTTTGGACATTGTGGATGGCATTGAAGCCAAACAATACATACGACGACCAAATACCTGTACTAAACGATATTATTCCAAAGCAGTTGAATGTGACTGGCAAGGCAATACAGACAGGTTCTTCTTTTACGATGGACCTGCATTTATCGGAGATGAATCAAAGTTCGAAACAATTGCCAGATACAGCAACGGTGATCCAGCAGCAGTCATACAAAACAAAATAGGACTAATTGGTCCACACTTAGAAGCAGAAGAGTATTGGTACAGTAAACCATATCTACATAAACATTGGCATCAAGGGAGACATCATAAACTTTTGAGAGAGTTTGTGAATAGATTATTGGAGAAGTAACATGATACTTGAAATTATGATGTGGGGTTTCTTTTCAGCATGGGGCTGGTTCGGAGCCAATTATATCAAAGAACAAATCTGGCCACCTGAGCCACCACCAGTAGAAAAGAAAGTCGAAGAGAAAAAATAATGTGGGCATATATTTTTACATTTGTTTGTATGTTTGTTACAGACATTGTTTATACACAGTTACTTAAATCAGTACAAAACGATAGACCAATGGCATCAAGTATTTGGGCATCAGCAATTACATTTTTAGGTGGTGTAGCAATCATCAACTACACAAACGACAACATGATGATCATACCAGCAGTTCTTGGTGCATTTGCAGGAACATATGTTGGCATGAAATTTCATTTACATGAGAAAAAATGGCACATTTAGTAGCAAATCTGCCACCTGTACATTGTTACATACGCAAGGAGTTTCTGTATGATTTTGAGAAAGGTCATGGTGAGTATGAGCCATGTATCTGGGTTACAATCAAAAGCATCAGAAGTCAAGCATTCAGAATAGAGGCATATTTACCAAACTATGGCGCACTTTACGATAAACTACCATTACATGCTTTTGTTAGCAGAACGGATAATCTCCCAAAAACTTTTTTACCTTTAGACACATTGCAAATTTGGGATTGTTTCAGTTATGATTTCACTGTGATACAAAAAGCATTTGTGCGTAATCTTACATGCAAGTTTTATGCCAAAGACAAACAGTTCTACGAAGGCAACTATTTGTTTACTGTAGACCATTCGGCACCAGATTTAAATATTATAGATACAAGTTATGCTGAATGGCCAGAAGATCATAAGAGTTTCAATTTCATTGAATTATACAACGGTCAGTATGCAGCACAGCCAAATAATCGTTGTTTGTTTTTAGACGCAGCAAGTAATCCAAAAGAACTAAAGTTTCCAGATTTTAAAGTTTGTACCAAGAAGTATGTTGTAGAACAAAATCCCAAATGGTCTTTGGGTGACACTGAAACAGTAATGTATGAATAGGAGAAATTATGTCAGTTAAAGCACCTAACGTGAACAAACACAAAACAGTACACAAACGCACAAAACAAGGCGGTCAAAAGAAAACAGCATCAATGAATAAACATGAAAAGCGTTCACATAAAAAATATAGAGGTCAAGGCAAATGAAAAAGGTCGTTAGATTTACAGCATCATGGTGTGGTCCATGTAAGATGTTAGCAAAGACACTAGAAGATGTACAAACAAATGTGCCAATTGAAGTAATTGACATTGACGCACAACCAGAAATAGCAGCAGAATTTGGTATTCGTGGTGTACCAACATTGGTGATGATGGAAGATAACATGGCAACAAAAAGATTAGTAGGTAATAAGACAAAACAAGAACTAGAGGCATTCATCAATGATTAAAAAGCAAGATACAAAACTAACAGACGAAAGAACATCATTCAAACCATTTGCATATCCTTGGGCATACGAAAGTTGGCTCAAACATGAACAGAGTCACTGGCTTCACACGGAAGTTCCAATGCTTGAAGATGTTAAGGATTGGAAGAATAAACTTACGAAAGACGAAAAGAATTTTCTTACTCATATATTCAGATTTTTTACTCAGGGTGACATTGATGTTGCGGGTGGCTATGTTAATAATTACCTACCTTATTTCCCTCAACCTGAAGTAAGAATGATGCTGTTAGGTTTTGCAGCACGTGAAGCATTACACATCGCAGCATACTCACATCTAATTGAAACACTTGGTATGCCAGACACCACATACACGGAGTTTATGGAATATGACGAAATGCGTTCAAAACACGATTATATTCTTGGTATTAGCACACAGAATGGCGATAGGGCTTCTACTGCTGCTCATATTGCAGTATTCTCTGCTTTCACCGAAGGGATGCAACTATTCAGTTCCTTTATCATGCTACTTAACTTCCCACGCCAAGGTAAAATGAGAGGCATGGGTCAGATTATTACTTGGTCAATCGTGGATGAAACACAACACGCTGAGTCTATGATTAAATTATTCCGAACCTATATTGAAGAAAATAAGCAGATATGGAATGACGACCTTAAATCAAAAATTTATACTATTGCTGAAAAAATGGTTGAACTTGAAGATAAGTTTATTGATCTTGCTTTTAATATGGGTGACATGTCTGGTCTATCTGCTGATGACGTTAAACTTTACATACGCTACATTGCTGATCGTCGCCTCATTAGTCTGGGTCTCAAGGGTGTATTCAAGGTTAAAAAGAATCCGCTTCCATGGGTTGAAGAGATGATCAATGCACCAACACACACAAACTTTTTTGAGAATCGTGCAACAGATTATTCAAAAGGTGCATTGACAGGCAATTGGGAAACTGTTTGGGGTAAAGCAGCGTAATACTAAATATAAAGTCTGATTGTCTTCGGCGGTCAGACTATTAAAAAAAATTCTAAATTGTGACGGATCCGTTACACAGAACTATTTTAGTAGTCTAACTCAAAGGAGATAATATGAAGAAGTTTTTACTATCATTATTGCTATTCACAGGAGTCGCATCAGCAGCAGAATTTACTGGAGCCGGTGCGACTTTTCCATTTCCAATCTATGCAAAGTGGGCTGAAGCATATAAAGCACAAACTGGCATTGGTCTAAACTATCAATCAATCGGTTCGGGTGGTGGCATTCGTCAAATCAAAGCCAAGACAGTTGATTTTGGCGCATCTGATATGCCATTGAAGAAAGAGGAATTAGACAAAGAAGGTCTAATGCAGTTTCCAGCAATCATCGGTGGTGTAGTACCAGTATTCAACCTTGATGGCATTGAGTCAGGCAAACTGAAACTGACACCAGATGTAGTCGCAAACATTCATCTTGGTAAAATTACAAAGTGGAATGACAAAGCAATCACCGATTTGAATCCTGGTATAAATCTACCTGCAATACCAATCACAGTTATTCATCGTGCAGATGGTTCAGGCACCACATTCATCTGGACAAACTTTCTTGGTAAAGCAAATCCTGAATTTGCAAAAGTAGTCGGTGAAGGCACAGCAGTAAAATGGCCAACAGGTGTAGGTGGTAAAGGTAATGAGGGTGTAGCAGCACAAGTACAAAGACTGAAAGGTGCATTTGGTTATGTTGAATATGCATATGCAAAACGCAATAAGATTCCTTATGCGTCACTAAAGAATCGTGATGGTAACTTTGTATTACCTGATGATTCTACATTCAAAACAGCGGCAGCAAATGCAGATTGGGCAAATGCACCAGGCATGTATCTATTGCTGACATGGCAAACAGGTAAAGATGCATGGCCAGCAACAGGCGCAAGTTTTATTTTGATGCACAAGCAACAAGCAGATGCATTGACAGGCCGTGCAGTTCTCAAGTTCTTTGACTGGTCTTACAAAAACGGTGGCAAAATGAGTGAAGAATTAGAGTATGTTCATATGCCTGCCGATGTGGTTAAACTTGTACAAGACAACTGGCGCAAGGATCTAAAAGGTCCTGACGGTAACTCAATTTGGAAATAAGGATAAATCATGAAACTATTTAAAAAACTTTCTATCGTAATTGCACTAGCAGCGGCAATTCCTGCATATGCTGATGAGTATAAAGAAACATTGAACATTCTAAGAGAGAAGAATGTAATCACTCAACAAGAATATGAAACAAAACTCAAAGCATATGAAGAAAGAGAAGAAAACAAAAAATTTGCCGAGCAAAGAATTGACAAAGATGTTAGCGACAACAACAAGTGGAGACAAGCCAGAGCAAATGATGGTTCAGTCACCGAAAATGGAATTGGACTCAAAAGCAAAGATGGAAACAACACAGCACAATTTACAGGTCGATTACATATGGACTATCGACACTACTCACCGAATTATGCTGTCGGTCAAACCACGGATTCGTATCAAAACTTAGCAGAAGTTCGTCGTGCTAGATTTGGTGTTCGTGGACAGTTTGCTAAAGACTTCAAATATGAATTTGTGGGTAATTTTGGTAATGATGTTGGCGCAGCATCATCAACAACAAATTTAGATGTAGGATGGGTAAACTATGCAGCCAATCCTGAAATGCAATTTCAGTTTGGTTTGTTCAAAATGCCATTTAGTTTAGAGCAACTACAAAGTTCCAACAATATTGATATGATGGAACGTAGTCTGATTGGTCAAGTTGAAGGTGAATTTATTCCTGCAAAAGAAACAGGCTTTATGATTCATGGTGTGCCGACAACAGGATTGACCTATGCAGCCGCAGTCAGTCGTGGTCGTGGTAACAAAGATGTCGTAGCAGATAGTCTTGATTACATTGGTCGTGTAACCACAAACATTGCTGAACTCACTGGCAGCAAAGCATATGTCGCACATTTGGGTGCTGCATATAGTACAGGTGAAATTAAAGGTGGAGTTACACCATCAAGTGCAAGAACAGAATCAAGGTCTCAAAATGCTTGGTTTACCGGCCCTGCTCTAAGTGGTTTGACAACTAGAACACGCCAAGGTCTTGAAGCAGCAATAGCATATAATGCCTTTAAAATACAAGGTGAACAATTTGAATTCGTTTATGATCCTGCTGTTGGTGTAAATCAAGAAATTAAAGGGTATTATGTTTTAGCAACTTATAATATTACTGGTGAATCATACAATTATAAAGACGGTGTGTTTGGTGCAATTAAACCTAACAATTCTTTAGACAAAGGTGGCCGTGGTGCATGGCAAGTTGGTGTACGTATGAGTGAGTTTGATGCAAGTCCTATCGTAGTAGCGGCTGGCAAATCAAATCGTGCTACTGCTATGACATATGGCATCACATGGTTTGCTACCGACAATCTACGTTTTATGGTAAATTATGTTGATACAAAGTTTGATCAATTAGTTGGTGCATCGGGCAGTCGTGTAAAAGGTGATCAAGCAGTCATGTTCAGAAGCCAGTTGAACTTCTAAAACAAAATAAAAAAATCGGTCACAACTATCAGGTGACACTGGACCCGTAACCAGTATTTCAATGGACAAAAAATATCGTAGTATTTTCATTTCAGACGTTCACCTTGGAACGAAAGATTGTAAGGCTGAAGCACTAAACAATTTTCTCAAAAATAATTCGTGTGAAACACTTTATCTTGTTGGTGATATAATTGATGCTTGGAAAATAAAACAAAATAAATGGCGCTGGAAACAAAGTCACACAAATGTGGTAAGACGTATATTAGGACACGCAAAAAGAAATACAAGAGTGGTATATGTGTTAGGTAATCATGATGAATTTCTTAGACCATATTTACAATATAATTTAAATTTTGGTATGATTGAAATGCATAATCAAATAGAACACATTGGTGCTGATGGTAAACACTATCTTGTTATTCACGGAGACTTTTTTGACGGTATTACTAGACTTGCTCCGTGGCTAGCAATACTAGGAGACAAAGCGTATGACACCATTTTATCTTTCAATAGTAAATTCAATTGGATCCTCCATAGAATGGGTGTTGGTTATTTTAGTCTTAGTCGTTTCCTTAAGCGCAAGGTAAAAAAAGCAGTTGATTTCATATTTCAATTTGAAAGTAATTTAGCGGCATATTGTAAGAAAAAAGGATTTGACGGTGTGATTTGTGGTCATATACATCAAGCAGAAATAAAAAAAATTGATGGTGTAATGTATATGAATGACGGTGACTGGGTAGAATCAATGACAGCACTTGTTGAACACCATGATGGTAGATGGGAAATAATCACATGGACACAGGAGAGCGATAATGTGGTTGATGATATTGATAGCGGTACATCTGAACAATTCAAACGACATACCGGGAAGAATAAATCTACAATTTGATACACAACAACAATGTGAACAAACTTTACAGTCTATGACGTATTGGTTAAAGTTTGACAATTTTAAGATTGAGGGAAAGTGCGTGAGGAAAGATGAAACTAAGCGATAAAATCACAATTGTTATTCCAAGCAAAAATGAAGAAAATTACATAAATCATTTGCTTAATTCTTTACGTCAACAGAAGATAGGTGACACTAGAATTATTATTGCTGACTGTTCAACTGACAACACCAGAGATGTAATTAGAAACAATCGTGCTTTTCTGAATATTGAAATCATTGATGGTGGTCCTGTTGCTGTGGCACGAAACAATGCCGCAAAATTAGTCACCACACCATATATTTTGTTCATAGATGCTGATGTGATATTTTTTGATAATTATATGATTCGTGATGCTGTTTTTGAGATTGAACAGAACGATTTAGATTTGATTGGAGCAAATATTAGATGTTACGAAGATGATTGGAAAGCGGAACTTGGGTTTTTTATTTTCAATAAAATCAATCAAATTTTGAAACATTTTTCTCCGTTTGCTGTGGGTGCCTTCATGCTAACCCGTAAGAGTAAGTTTGATGCGTTTGGGGGCTTCAATGAAAGGTTTTCTACATCTGAAGATTATTTCCTTTCAAGAATGTATGAACCTAAAAAGTTTAAAATACTAAATCATTATTTTGGTCAAGATTCCCGTAGATTCAAGAAAATGGGGTACTTTGGTATGGGTTGGTATTTGATCAAAAACTTCATAAATCGTAATAATCAAAAGTATTGGGATAAATTGGACAACAGTAAATACTGGAGTTGATTTGTGTTCTAAATAGGTGTTTCGGGGGGATCCCATGAAGCACCTATTTTCTTTTGTCATTGCAGCACTTTTAGCCTTTTCGGTAAATGCAGAAGAGTCGGAATACCGGCTTAACTTCACAAACGATGATAAAATCATCCACAATCAAAACGACTGGCATTTTGTAACTCAGTCCGATGGTTATGATATATACATTGAGAAAAGCACAGTCGGCGCTAAACAAGAAATTGTTAGTTTTCACGCATATGTGCCATATCATGTTCCACAAGAATTTTATGGCGTAGATGTTCCTGTGAGTGCATTGTATGTATTTGGTTCATTGCACTGTGGTAGAAAACAACTCATGATGCTTATGGATTTGTATGTTGATGCAAATAATAAAGTAGTTTTTCGCAACTCATATGAAGTCAATTCAAACATCGTTAGTTTGAATGTGCCGCACACCACACGCTTTGATATTCTCAATCTCGTTTGTAAGGAATCAATATGAAAAAATTGCTGTTAATGATTATGCTATTGCCGTCACTGGCATTGGCACAAAAAGCACCACAAGGCGTGATGTATGATGCACAAATTGTCCGTGTAAATGACGGTGACACTGTAGTGATTGCAGCGCCATTTTTACCTGCACCACTGAAGCCTGAACTTGCTGTTCGCATTTATGGTGTAGATACACCAGAAAAAGGCTTTCGTGCTAAATGTCCACAGGAGGATGAAAGAGGAAAATTGGCAACAAAATTTACAACCAATGCAGTTGCTAAATCATCTAAGCGTCAAGTGATACTCTATGACTGGGATAAATTTGGTGGTCGTGTATTGGGAGACATCGTTCTAGACGGTCAAAGTCTTCGTTCAATGTTAATTCAAAATGGCCTTGCACGTGAATATTTTGGTGAGGCAAAACAATCTTGGTGTAATTAATTATGAGAATACAACATGAATGCACAGCATGTGGCTCTGAATTTGCCATCTCTTACAATGAGATGCACACAGAATCAGACCCAACACATTGTCCGTTTTGCGGAGAATATTTAATACTTGACGATGAAAGTTTTGATGATGAGGACCTTCATGACGATGATGATGAAGAACCACTATGACATGGTATTATGATGGTGTGCCGTATGAGTATGACGGCACATCGTTTGGCTTTGTGTACCTAATAGAAAATCTCACTACAGGAAGAAAATATATTGGACGCAAATACTTTACGCAGGCTGGCACAAGACAAATCAACGGCAAGAAAAAAAAGATCCGAAAACCTTCCGATTGGGAAACCTATTACGGTTCCAACGACACACTCAAAAGGGAAGTTGCAGCAACCGGAGAAAGTAACTACCGAAGAATAATTCTTCATTTGTGTAAAAGCAAATCTGAATGTGCGTATTTTGAAACGTATGAGATAATGTCACGCCATGCCTTGCTGAGTGAGAATTACTATAACGATTGGGTCACGGCGAAGATACGCAAAGATCACCTGAAATCTATTGCACTGCATCATAAAAATACTATATAATGGTATGACAGTGCCTAAGTGGGCTGTCTAACTTTTACAGGAGATAATTATGTTTTTCACACAAGCACCTCAATTTCCAACTTTCTACTCATGGAATGATATTCAGCGCAAGGCTGAAGAAGCAACAATCAAAACAATTGATTTCAACAAAGTTTTAGTTGATCACACCATTGCCTATTTTGACAGTGTTACAGAAAACACTTTTACTACATATACAAAGAAAGTAGTAAATCTGAATAAGAACATTGCAGAAGATGCAAAAAAAATCATCAAATCCGAAATCAAAGAAACTAAGGCTTGATATAGAAGGTAAGACGAAGTTTTGGCAACCAGTGGTCAGAAACGGTTGGTGGATAAAGTTTTCCACCTACCGTGACCACTATATCTTACTCATGATTATTTCAAAGTACACAGGTCAAACAATACTACGATATTATGAAGATGAAAGTGAAGCAGTAGCATTCATCAATTTCATTACCACATGTAGGGCGCAGGATATTTTTCAATCAGCATAGAGGTCGTTATGAACATATATGAGTCTTTGAAAGACACCAGAGCGGTGATTGATTCTTTGTTGGCGGATGCACCATTAGAGTTTGCTTCACATCCAATACCAAATCCATTAGAAGAAACTAAAATTGCTGCACAGGCATGTGTGAGTGCCTTGTTGAACAATAAAAAAATATTTTTCATGGGCAATGGTGGTTCAGCAGCAGAAGCACAACATCTTGCTGGTGAATTAGTTTCTTATTTCAATTTACAGAGTGATGCATATGCCGCTATTGCTTTGAACACTGACACCTCAATTCTCACTGCAATTGGTAATGATTTGGGTTTCAAGCATATCTTTTCAAGACAACTACAAGCACTTTCAAATCCTGGTGATGTAGCAATCTATCTTTCAACCTCAGGTTTATCAGAAAACATTCTTGAAGCAATGAAATTTGGCCACATGAATGGTCTAGTCAATGTTGCATTTACTGGTATGAAAACAAGATGGATGCATGACTACTCAGATTATTACATTGCCATACCATCAACGTCAACACCACGCATACAAGAAGGTCATTTGATTTTAGGTCATTGGCTATGTGAATACATAGAGAAAACACTAGAAGAAAATGCCCGCCGAAAAAACCTGTCCTAGATGTGGAGTAACACACAAGAAACGTGGACCATATTGTTCCATGTCTTGTGGTAATGTTCGTGTACATTCTGAAGAAGACAAGGCGATACGGTCAAAAAAACTATTAGAGTATCATCAAACACCTGAAGGTGCAGCAACACGTGCAAAAGCAGGCAAATATCTTTCGGCACACAGAAAAGGTGAAGAGATACACATGCCTGACATAGAGGATTTTGCAGTCAACATTCCAGATGTCACCGATTACGCCGCTGATTACGATGACACATGGCAACGTGCAGAGAGGTGGTAAATGAAAATATTCATATTTTTATTGTTTCTGTTTTTAATCGTAATGGGTATGCAAATGGGTGATATGTTTGCCATATTAATAGCGATGGCAGGTTTTCTATTCATGTGGGCATTGATGGATGAAAATGATGCAAACGATTGACAAATATTCTCAATGATGATAAACTCTTTTCATGGCTGAGATATATACATTTACACCCAAACAAAAGACCACGGATGAAAACGTGGAACTAAATCGTTTGCGGGCAAGATTACTTGATTTGTATGAAATTCGTGATACACTTAATAAAGAAATAAGATTTACAAAAGATGCAATTAATCTGCTTGAAAAAGGCGAAAAATGACAGACGATCCGGATAGTTTTGATGATGATGTTGGTGGTGATGTTACAATCATCGATAAACTTGACATTTTGATAACACTTATTGAGAATGGTCCTAGAGACAAATATAAAGCACTGACGAATACATTATATGAGGCAAAATTTCAATTGTTACATGCGTGGAATGAGGTTCAATATTACATGGAACTTTGTGAAGGCTATGAAAACACAATCAAACAAGTGGGTGATAAACTGAAATAAGTTTGTCGCCCAAGGAGAGGGCGATGAACTCAATGTTCAGGTATCTACTATTCTACATCGTTGTATTCTTTATGGTGATGATTTCACCATTTATTTTTTTTCTAATCACTAAATGAATAAGAAACTTACACTCACACAGTGGCTTGTAACATTTTTTGTTTTATTTTTTCTGACGATAACAACCGCAGATGCCAAGTCTAAACACAAAGTTAAAAAGAAAAAGAAAGCAAAGCAGCAGACAGTGCAAACTTATAGCACTGTATCGGTAATGGTCACAAATATTACTGAGGGCACAATTACAAGGGCACAAAACATTGATGAAGTCCGTGCATTGGCAAGTATGACCAAACTCATGACTGCTATGGTTGCATTAGACTATGATCGTGATATGAATCGTAAACTTGTACTCAGTAAAAATGCAGGCAGTAAAATGCCACGCCTTGAGTATACCCGTGGTGAATTGTTTCATATGCTACTAATCAAGAGTGACAATGCAGCAGCAGAAACATTAGCGGCAGATTATCCCGGTGGTCGTAGACGTTTTATGGATCACATGAATTCAAAAGCATTGATGCTAGACATGTACAACACAAGTTTTGATGATCCTTCCGGCTTGAGTAAATATAATGTAAGCACAGCCAGTGATGTAACACAGATGGTTGTTGAAGCGGCAAATTATCCAGAAATACGAAACATTTCTACCAAAAAGATTACGACGATTGAAACGCCAGGTAAAAGAAAGAATAGAGTTTTAGTTCTACATAATACAAACAACGCTATATTGTCACAAGTAGAGGGTGTTCAAATAAGTAAAACAGGCTTCACAAATCCTGCCGGCTTTTGCGTGGCAATATTAGTACACAAAGTTAATGGTGAAAAAGATTATCATGAGGTAATTGTTGTGATGGGCGCACGAAATTCTGCTCACAGAGTTGACACTGTGAAACGAGTCGTGTACAATGGAGTGATAGGAGATGACTATGACACGACGAGCCGAGTTTGATGCGGTGATGAATCGCATACGCAATCTTGAAGAATATGAAGTACAAATCAATATACCCGAAGAGTTTGAGTTTAATGGTCCTGTGCCATTTGACATGGAAATTGCCGGTGGTATAGCATGGGTAAAAGTTATAGCAGAATCAATGGAAGAAGCAAAATATAAAGTAAATGAATACTTTGAAAGCAAATACAAATAAGCCTTGGATGGCACCAGAATATGATGTGCCTGTACTAGAAAATGAAGAGATGTGGTCACAACGAGTGATTGATGACACTGCACGTTATTTGTGGTTAGATATTGATAGGGATGAAAATGAGCAAGAAAAATAACACAATTAGTATTATACCGGATCCAACAATTCAAGGGTTATTTCCTACACCAATTCTATTTGCAAGGTTTCATCGTGAATGGACCAAAGAGGAGAAAAAATTCTTTGAAAAAACTGCCGAATCTACGACACAAAACTCTGGTAACACAACGAGTTCTGATCGCTATGTGTTAGAACATCCGACAATGAAAGAAATAAAGCAATACTACCAGTATCATCTGGATTATTTCATGAGAGCAGTATATGCACCAAAATATCCAGTAGAAACTTATATTACGCAGTCGTGGATGAATTACACAAAACCTGGACAGTATCACCATAGACATGCACATCCGAATAGTTGGCTATCTGGATGCATTTACATTAGCACAGAGCGTGAAAAAGATCGCATCACATTTTACAAAGAGGGGTATAATCGCATAGAGTTGCCTACAGAAAACTTCAACACATATAATTCATCATCATGGTGGTTTTCTGTGGGCACAGGTGATGTTGTTATCTTTCCATCATATCTGACACATATGGTAGAACAAACAACGAGTAGTGATACCAGAGTAAGTATCGCTATCAATACATTCTTAAAAGGTTATGTTGGTGATGAGCATAGTTTGACTGGCTTACATTTGAAAGAGCAAGACGATTCTGCACCACAGCGTACAGAACCACGACCAGAAAATTTATCGGGTGGTTACTAATGTGGATTTTGTTTATTAGCCTGTACATGATACAACCTAATACTTCATTGGTGCAAAGCAAAGGTGTGATACAGGCACCACAATCTAGCCTTGAGCAATGCTACAAAGAACGTGACCGTGTAAAAGAACAGTGGCATATGAATGGTTATCGTGTAAGCCCAAGGTGCGTTTTTCTGAAAAATTATTAAGCGGCTATCGTATAATGGATAATACAGTTCTCTTCTAAAGAACGAATGTGGGTTCGATTCCTGCTAGCCGTGCCAAATTTACTATGGAGATATTATGAGTACATTACATGGTTATGATAGCATTATTCAAAACATGTCAACAATACCGTCCAGTATTCCTATAAGCACCAACACTACAATACCACCAATAAATTCAATTGATTATATTATTCAAGGCAAAATGCTGACAGCCTCATTATCAATGTCACCGTATGAAGCCGAGCAAATGGATGACCTTGAGTTGAAAAATCGATTGATTTCATTGATAGTACGTGAAATCATGGACAACAAGTGTATAGAGTTTACAAAACAGCAAGATTATGCGAAAGATGAAGTTATCATTCGTGCAAGAATCTACGTGACCCCCGATTCCGATGTAAAATTGATAAGAAAGATGCAAGGATGACAACACCGGTTGACACAAAAGTTATCAAAAAGAAATCACTTTGGCGCAAAAGACAGGCTCCTAGCAGATAAAACGCTTGACAATCTGACCGCTTTCCGCCATACTAACCATGTGATGAGAAAGTGAGTTACGAAATGGTTAAGAAAGCAGTTAAGTTTGATTTGAGTGAGGCTTGTGGCTGGGTCGGTATGGTTATGATTCATGCTGCTACTCTGCCAACTAGTTTGGGTGTGATTCTCGGTTACAGCGATAAGTTGCCACCATTGAGCATGGTGTTGATGGTCTGGGGCGGTTTGTTTCTGTTTCTGGTTCGTGCATTGGGTAGGAACGATAAGTTATACATAATTAGTAACGCTGTTGGTTTCTTCTTTAACAGCATACTGTTGGCGTTGATTGTTTTTAAATGATGGAGATTGTGATGAAACATTATGGTATGTTTACAGATAACGGCAATCGTGTGATTGACGGGATTGTAATTGCTGCAAAAGAACTTGGTTGGTCATTTGATGAAGTTTTAGATATTCTGTTTGATATTGCCACTGTAGATGGTTTCGGTGAAGCGACTGATACCGCAGTGAAAGAATATGTCTACGAAGCACTGGAGGGTGTGTGATGAATAAACTTGAATGGGAAATGCAAGCCTATGGTTCACCTAAGGCAGAAATTCTTGAAATGATTGAAGATTCGCTTACATTTAAAATGTCTGGCATTGGTATGGTGATTGCATCATATTTGTCTGATGCACAAGAATTGATTGAGTTTAACGACAAAAATCGTGCCCGTCAATATATCAATATCGCTAAGATGTTAATCTTTGAGAAAATGGATGCAGAAGACTAAACTTGGTCCGCTATATGTCGTGGCGGGCAATCAGGAAGAATACGACGATTTTGTAATTCGTAAACGAATGAGAGGTCATGATTATGATTTTCGGTATGTTGTCAGCGCCGATGTTTTGCGTGGGTTGGATGCTATTCGTGGGTTCTACATTGGTAGTTATCAAGAACGCAACGACTGGCCTGAGATTGATACCGTTATCAAAACGATAAAAGCCAAAGGTGGCTGACTTGACAAAGTTTGTAATTGCTGATATACTATTATTTCTTGAGTTGATATGGAGGTTGTGATGGCTGGTCCTGCTGTTGATGAAGATATGATTAACGAATTAGCAATGGAAATTGCTGAGGCTACTTTGACTGATTATGTTGATGATGAATGTGAGGCTATGTTGGACGCATTATTTGCTGAACATGAGGCGATGATGTATGCGGCTCATTCGTATGACCTTGATGCGATTGCTTATGGCGAAATGTAATGAAACTATGTAAAGATTGTAAATTTTTTGAAGAAGCCTCTGACAAAGAGGCTTTTTGCTTACATCCAGAAGCCTTGAAATATGATGACCCTATCTACGGTGAGCATTCAAGGGAAACCTGTCGTAGTATGCGACTAGGTGGTCCTGATCGTAATGGATTATGTGGTAGATATGGTAAACTGTGGGTAACAAAGCCAGGTTTTGTAGTTACTGTACCCGAAAGCATTTGATGAAATACTACACCATCGTTTATCCCGATGTAACAGAATCAGGTCATGAATATAATCATTGGGAAACATTATCAGAAAAAGAGATTCTAGACCAATACTGGTTCCACTGGTTTTTAAAAATGGTTGACAGTGGGCAACCTGATGAAAAACTTACTTCAGAGCAATGCATTGAAGATTGGTGTATTGTGCATTGGGCAGAGCGAAACTATTGGCGTGAGATGAAAGACTGTATAGAATAAATAGTGGCATGATTCGGTGATAATCCAATCAAGGCCATCATGTCTAACGATACAGAAGACCCAAAAGAAAAACTCAAAAAGTTCAAACCCAAAAAGAAAAAACTAGCAGTACCACAAGAATTCCTAGACAATGCAAAATCTTATGACGATAAACTTATGTTGGTTAGACATTTGACCGAAAGAGAAAAAAATCGTGTATTGCTGGTAATCAGAGGTATGCTATCAGAAGCCGTAAAGAACAAAGGTAAAGTGAAGTGAAACAGTTGTTGGAAATACTGCCCAAGTTGTTAGGCATGATGCCTGAACTGGTCAAGTATATCAAGTACATTCCAATACTGATGATTTTAGCTGGCATAGGTTATGTGGTATACTATGCAGCGCAACGATACAAAGATCCATATCTGTGCTATAATAATCAATTGTATGCACAAAAGTCTATAGATTCAAATGTTTATATTTTTATTGGTGATGTTTGCGTGAGTGGAAATGAAAACGAGAATCAACCTCCTATTACAGAGAATTAATTGGGAATATGTCGTACTGTATTCCTTTTATGCCTTTTGTGTACTGGTAGCAATTACGGGTTACAATGTAGTCCGTAGCCAATTCCAGGCTGCCGAAGAGGCTTGTCAAAATCGCAACGGTATCTTGTTTCAAGAAAAGCAAGGTTCCTTTGTCTGTATCAAAAAGAAATCAATTATCAATCTAGAAACAAATAATAGCCCTTGACAAACCCCTGACTTTCCGCCATAATAACACTGTGATGAGTTGATTTGGAGATGTCAAATGTTTAAGAATCTAATGGCTGAAGTTGAATCTATTCGGATTGCACGTGGGTACAAAACCCTTGAGGCAATTGCTTTTATTTTAGAATATGAGGACGAGTTTCCTTCTGAGGTGCGCCGTGAGTTGAAAAACTTTATGCGTGAGGGTGCTAAAATGTTTGCTCCTGTGGAGGCTGTATGATCGGTGAATCTTTTCTTGACGGTAAGCGTATCGTCGGTATGTATATGGGTGAGTATCCCGTATCGGGCACTGTGTACCTGAGTCGTGTAAAATACGGTGGTGGTATGTCCCATCATGTTACACTTAGCCGACCAATCAAAGTATTTGGTGCGGTACGTGAGTCAATTATTCTTGATGCAAAAGAGATAGCGGGGGTTTTATAATGTATATTGCGAAAGATTTTGGTACCGTGCGGATTGTGCATGATGGCAGTCCGTTTGATGTACTGTATGATGTAAAGGTAGAACGACTGGTCAACGGTGAGTGGAAATTCTATGACGGCTACAATAGCCTGTCCAATGACTATGCATTCTCTGAAGCAAATAAATCTGCTGCCAGAGCATTGAAATTGAATTAAACCAGTCAAAAATGCTCAAAAAATGAAATTTGACCACTTCTGGTACGCCGGCTTTATGCTGGCGATTTGCATATGTCTGTACCTATTTCACAAGACACCGCTATGAATAAGAATACTCAAAAATACTGTGATGAGGTCGGCATTGATATGGCATACCTGACCAACACCAAGCAAATTGTGCTAATTGAAGAACTGGTCAAACGAGTGGCTGAACACTGCGCCCAACTATGCGGTTCACAAGCCGACAAAAAAATCATACGGGCGGCATTTGATTTGCCCGTAGAATCTAATGTACAATATGAAGCACCACCAATCCACGGCTCAGTGACGAGCCAGTATACCCGACAATATAATTTACCAAGGAGTGAATGATGGAAAATGTATTTGGACTTTTTGTTGTAATTTTTGCTTTGTTTATAGGCGGTCTTCTGGGCTATGACACTGGAAAATCTGCTGAAAGAAAAGCACTAACCGAGTGTGAAAAAACACTGCCACGCAATGTACAGTGTACAATCATTGGTGTGCCAGTAGATAAGAACTGAGTATATAAAATGAATGACCGAATCCGAGAACTGGCTGAACATTGTGATTTTTATGTGGGCAATGAACACTACAAAGAATCATATGAAGAAAAGCAACGACTATGGACAGAAAAGTTCGCCGAGTTGATTGTCAATGAATGCTTAGGTATATGTGAAGAACTAGGTGACAAAGGGATGGATGGCCATTATTGTGCTGATAAGATTCTAAAACATTTCGGAGTTAACCAATGAACGACCAAGACCTGGTGTACCGACTGCGAAAACGGGCTGAGATACGCCGCCAGATACCCGACCGCAAGTCTGTACAAGAAAACAAACCCGACCGTATTGCCGACCTGCTGGAAGAGGCAGCGAATGAAATTGATCGCCTCCGTGAATATGAGTGGATGTATAACGATCTAACGAAATGAGGTATCGTTACGTGTGGACAGTATTATATGTCATTGCCGGTACAAAAAAAGAGTTTAACGATTTTGTACTGAAAAGTGTAGAAAGTGACCGATACCGTGACACCAATTTCTGTTGGGTTGGTCACTGTGATGTATTCAAAGGTCAAGTCAATCCCAACGGTATCTGTATTGGTACATGGAAAGACCGACCAGATATAGCCGATATACTATTTCAACTACAGGTCGCATGTAAAGACAAAGCCAAGTTTCAACGAGTCGTCGACCTTGGCATCATGGTAGCAAAGCATGGACAAAACAATACACCCGAACCGAGTGTACTAAGCATGATGTTCGGATCACCCAACGGAGCATAATATGAAAACATTGTATGAAAAAATAATGAAGTACCGTAGACCTATCGGCTATACAATCGGTAGCATTAATGTACTAAACGGACTTGCTGACCTTGCCCTTGGCTTTCCTGTATGGGGCATTCTATGGATTATCCTTGGTGCATTGATCATTGCCGATGCAAAGTATAGCCCATGAACACCACGACCGAGATTCTGACGATACTACAGGAAGAAGCCGCTGAAGTAATTCAGATAGCCTCAAAGATACACCGCTTTGGACACCACTCAGATAACATCAAAAGACTAGAACAAGAACTAGGTGACCTACAGTGTATGATTGACCTGTGCATTGAACACCAGCTGGTAGATGAGACAAGAATCCAGCTCCACTCCAAAGATAAGCGCCAAAAGCTCAAGACCTGGAGTAACATACCATTATGATAATGGATCTTTTTTACCTTTGTTTCGGTGTTGTTATCGGTTTGATAATTCGCTATGTTGTACTCAAATTGACAACAAAATAACCGTTGACAATCTCCTGCACTCCGGCTATAATTACACCATACTGAGAGAGAAAACGAGGAGTTATCAAAATGAACAAAGTTTTTATTGTCGTTGAAGTGATACCATATGAGGGTGATACCGTGCTACGTGTATTTGGAGACTATAACAATGCCTTAGCCTACGGTGAGCAACTAGTAGAGGACGGTACTATAGATGAGTTTGACATATATGAGCGTGAGGTGTATTGATGCCTAAATTCCGCACCAAAACCTATCAGGACGCCATAGAGATGGCTGCTAAAATGATAACAGTAGATGGTGACGGTGCCGCTGAACTAGCCATGATAGCGTTTATATACGGACAGCACCCCCATAAGGTGATGACGGATATAGCACAATTCCATAAGCGATGGGCTAAGTTGCTGAATAAAGATATAACGGAGACTATATGAGACCGGAAGTTATAATTGAGTTGGAGAAGAGAATTGAAGACCTGCGAAAAGTAGCCAAGCCGAACGATATTCCCACAGGAATGACCGGCTCATTTACCCGTTTTATCTACTATTTGGAAATTGATAATTGTATGACACCAGAAGAATTTGACGATGGTGTATATGATGACTGGCTGAGAGAAAAGCAAATAGAATTGTATAATCAAACTCAATTGACATTACCAGAGCAGGAACGGTATATGTTGGTGTGAAAAGGTGTGAAAAAGTGTAGAATAGTGGGATGCAAACGCACTATTTATGGCGTGCTGGAATCGTGTGCGGCAGCGGCATACTAAATGTTGCGATATTCGCACTGCACGACACTACACCTAGTAGCACAATGACAACACCGCACCGTACCCTGGCACCCACCCTGGCGCCCGCCCTAGCCACAAAAAACCACAAAATGGTTGACAATCTACCGCACTTCCGCCATAATCTAACCGTGATGAGATGATTGTGGAGATTGAGATGATTGCGATTCTGATAATAGCGGGTCTGGTGGGTGTGTGGGGTGTTCTGGCTGCTGCACCTGGTGCTGTTACTACTCTGGGTTGATAAAATGATAACGGCCTATACCTACTACTCTGTTTACTGTAAAGCAACGGGTTTGATAACTGCAAAGGGTAGCAAAAAAGCAATGCTCCGAATAATCAAAGCAAATCCTGGTGTTTATCAATTAGCAATTACTAGCCGTCCCATTGGTGCGGTGTTTGGAGAGTAAAATGGAAATTACTTGTATAAGCGTACCTGGTGGCTGGCAAACGATGGTCTATTTGATTAATGATAAGAAAGCGTATCCGTTCGGTCCAGTTTTCAATAAAGTAACTGATTTGTGGGACTGGCAGCGGGCTAATTTGTTCAATGTGGCCGAAGGTTACCGACTAATGAAGGATGCGGCATGATGGATTTTCTGAACTGGCTTTTGTACGTGGCCGATGGTGCGGTGGTTGTTTTTCTGACAATTACACCTTTTGCAATGGCCTATATTCTGTATGATGCACTGAGGGATAGAAAAGCATAATTGCCGAATAACTGGTTGACAGAATCCCAGCACCTTGCTATAATGCCTGTGTGGTGATTGAAAAGGAGATTGTGATGTATACCTGTGATGGCAGAAAATTCAAGACCTTGAGAGCCGCTGTGGCCTATGCTGAAAAGGCCTTTGTGAAGACCGGTGTGGTGTTGGGTATTGAGCCTGTGGTGATGTTGAACAAGAACCCTGGTTATATTGCTTATCTTGCAAAGGGAATGACATTATGATTATCCGCCGTGAAACGATTAATGAGATAGCCACCTTGAAGTACCTTGGCTATCCTGTGTGGCGTATTGCTGCTCTGCTGAACATTGCCGTGGGTGATGTAGCAGAGGCCATCAAAACCTGGAAACTGTAAGGAGTATGATATGATCAAAGCACTATTCACTGATGCTGATGTAGCAGAGGCCACCAAGGGTATGGGTGCCACTGTGTGTAAGCCCCGTAAGGCCAAAAAGCCAGTATGCCGTGCTAAGGCCTCTAAGGGCTTTGTGAAGGGCTCTGGTGGTATTGCTGCTGGCTACCCAACGAAGGCCTTTGCATAATGAAAAAAGCATTGTTTAGTGAGGCTGAAGTAGCAGAGGCCGTGCAGGAGTTTGAAGTCTACATGGCACCCCGTACTGTGGTGGCAGGTGGGCGTAACGGTGATGTAAAGGTGTACGGAGAAAATCCTAACACCCGTAAGCCGCCGAAGATTAATCCCTATGATGAGGATGAGGAAATAAATGGGCTATTACAAGAACTTGGTAATTGAAATCCTGGAGATGAGTGATGCTGGGTGCAGTGTGCCCTTCATTGCTAATTACTTGGGCGTGGCAGTGCTAACAGTGAACAATATACTGGAGATGTACGGGCGCCCTGAGGGTGCATAGGGCAGTGGGGGCAGTGTGTGGTGTGGTGTATGGTGAAAACGATAAGCGGTCTAGACAATGAGCCTCCTCAAAGGAACATGCTATTTCAAAGCAAACCTTATTGACGCCGAACTCCAGTGAAATCGCAAATCCGCCACTGAATCGCACAAAAATTTTTTTTGGAGGTATAGGATGTATCAAACCCGTCAAGCAACGAATCGTGTCCTGGAGTTGGTTGAAGATGGACTGCTGGATCGTGACACCGTGATCATGGCTTGTCTGAAGTATATGTCCGAAGATGATGTAGCGGATATGGCACGGTTGAATGAATTCTTTTATGATGGCGAAGACTATGATGATGAGGAAGAATGACATTCACTATTCTTACAATATTGTTAATCTTTGTGGTTGTCAATCTAGCAATTACTGTGCTACTCCGTTATCTTTCTGCTAACGATGGATGGCTGGAATATTATCGCAGGAATGGTTGACAAAGTGGGGTGCCTCGGCTATAATGGACTCTGTTGAGATTGAGATGAGGTTGTCATGAAAGCAATATTTACTACACAGGTCTATGAGAATTATGCATGGCGTGAGGACGGTACGATTGGTACCGGTGAGGATGCATATTTCAAACCTAAAGGTGGTGATGAGTACGTGGTGCGAAATGTTGATAAATCGCAAATGTCTCGGATTCTGGCAGAGGTGAAGGCTCAAGTTGAGGTATCAAATGATTACTTCCGTGAGACTGTGGTTGATCTACAGTTGGTTGAGGATGACTATCTGACAGAGTATGAGCGTAGCCAGCTGGAGTGGGATGGCTGCATTGTTTATTCACCGAAAGAACTTGAAATGGAGTTTGCGTGATGAACAAAATGGAGTATTTGAAACGGGCACAAGACTATTGTGCCGCACGGAATGATGAAAATTGGTTTGCCGAAGTTTATACTCGGTATCGTGAGTATTATAGTGTTTCGGATTCTGTATGGTGTGCGCTGACTTGGTTGTATGATAAAGATACGGCTAAGTTGTTGAAATACAAATACTGTGAAACTGTTTTGTAATGGAGAAGAACATGGTGAAAGATGATCTGGCTGTTGCGCTGATTGGTTACAAAGATAATATCGTGGCGAACTATGTGAAATGGTGTGGTGATGCCGGTATCTCGGACATCGGACAGTTCGGTGTTGAGTTTGAGCCGGGGTCTAAGTACGTAAAGGTCGTGAAAATCTCGGCTGGTGGCTCCCGCTCGGTACACTCGTTCGTAGAGAAAGAAACGGGTAACATCTGGAAAGCGGCTTCATGGAAAGCACCAGCGAAAAACTTTGTGCGTGGTAATGTGTATGATGCCGGCACTTATCTGAATCGCCTACAATGGACAGGTATTGCTTAATGAATGAATCGTTTGTGGTGAAATGTCGTGAGTGTGGGAATGAACACTTGACAAGTGAAGTGAAGTTTGTTAATATAGAGGAAAATCTCTATGGAGAAGATGTGGCCTATTTCATTTGTAATGTGACTGATACCATCACGCAAAGTCTGGTGTTTCGCCAATGAAAGAATATGATTGGGAACGGTATTCTGAGAAATACTATTATTATGACACCTTGACTGGTAAGATTGTCGGTACAGTAAGCAAGATTGCACTCCAGGAAGTTTGGATTGGTCTGGTGTATACAGGTGAGTACACTTTCACGGTTCAGGATGAAAAGCATCTTGGCCAGTATATCAATTTAGAATCCGCTAAACGGGCAGTGCAGTTTTTTTGGGATCGTGAAAGTCGTACATTATTGGAATGACATGGGCATCATTATTTTTGCTTTACAATTTTTGTTTGTATTTCTTTTTTGGAATATGTCTACGGTCGCCGCTGATGAAGGGCGACCTGGTTGGGCATTTGTCTATCTGATTATTTCAGCAATGAACGGTGCTGCTGCACTGTCATCTATTTTTTGAAGGAAGAGTAATGGTACGTTATGGTGTACATTCAAATAGATTTCAAGGCGACTATAAAAAAGTATTGACGGTCTGTTCTGCCAATATGCTCCGTTCGCCTACAATGGCGCATGTGTTATCGGCTGAACCATATAACTTCAATACACGGTCGGCAGGCACGGCGGGCTACGCATTGATTCCTGTTACTGAAGATTTGCTGATGTGGTGTGATGAGGTCGTATGTGCTGACACTGAACATGCATTATGGGTTCGCAACAAGATGATGGAGTGGATGCTTGACAAGCCTATCATTGATTTGCAGATTCCAGATAATTATGAGTATCGTAATCCAGAATTGATTGAGTTAATCAAGGAGCGTTATGAATCAAGAACTGCTGACTGAAATTGCTAAACAAACGGGTGGTTCATTTTTTGTGGATGTTTTCAAATCACACCAGGAAAGATACGCACTCCAATTGTTGTCAGAAATATATCAAATCTATCAAACGGGTGAGAATACACCAGAAGATTATTTGGCAATAGACTTTTGGGACGACATTGTGCAACATTTTCAACTTGACAACACTGAGATAGAAAAGTTGCTAAAAAGAAATGGTTGACAAAGTACCGTACCACCGCTATAATTATACATGTTGATTGATTACATGGAGGTTTGTGATGGCTTATGTATCTCAAGAATTGAAGTCTAAGTTGGCACCTAAAATCAAAGCGATTTGCAAAAAGTACGGCGTGAAAGCAAGCCTTGCGGTTCGCAATCATTCTACACTGGTGTTAAATGTAAAGTCTGGTAAAATTGATTTTATCAGTGATTATGGCGATAGCCCTGAAACACGTGCCGATGCTGAGAAGTTCGGTATTCAGGTGAATCCTTATCACTACAAAAGTCATTTCAATGGTGATGCGTATTTCTTCCTCTCTGAAGTGATTCCAGCAATGAATGCTGGTAATTGGGATAAGTCTGATATTCAAACCGATTACTTTAATGTCGGTTGGTACATTGATGTAAATATCGGTAAGTGGAACAAACCCTATGCTTTGGAGGCGTAATATGGATCAGATTGATAAAATGATTGCTTATGAAGCAGGTGAGTTGCACTTTGATGAAACAATTGAATTTTTTCAAGAGTTGATTGATTCAGGTCTGGTGTGGCACTTGCAAGGTTCGTATGGTCGTGCCGCACGTGCCTTGATTGATGAAGGTTGGTGTATACAGTGATGAGTGAAGCAAGAATCGTAGCGAATCGTATTCGTACACCTGACGGTACGATTCTTGAATCTAGGCATCGCCACGACTATGTGACCTATGTTGATGCAAATGGCAAAGAATACATGGTCGATGGTGGTCTAGATTATCTGCGCCGAAATGTACATGATGATGCACCGTATGAGGAATTGTCGGTGTATGATGATGCACCGTATGCCCTAATTCGTGAAGTATTCAAATGGGGTACCCGTGGTAAAGGTGGTCGTCAGCCTTTGACTTTTGTACCACTCAAAGACTTGACAAATGATCACATTGAGGCTATACTTGAAACTCAAATTCACATTAGTGAACGCATACGAAAACTTTTTATTAGTGAATTGACTTTTAGAGGCGTTCAGAGGGATATATAGAGTTATGAACAAACTAATACACATTACGAAGGAATGCCCACAGTATCGCACATTTAGCGATAATGGATCATGGGCGCCCGCATCGGAGGTTTGTGTATAGATTGTAGTTTAGTTCGAACTGTATACAAACCCCGAAATCCAAAAGGCTTCGGGGTTTTTTGTTTTATATCTGAGTGTAGTTCAGCCTGGTAGAATGCCTGCTTTGGGAGCAGGAGGTCGGGAGTTCGATCCTCTCCACTCAGACCAGAATGTGTTGTAAAAAAACAACAGTAAAAAAAGTAGTTGACAGAATTTTGGATTTTCGCTATAATAGATTTTGTTGAGTTGATTGATCTTTAAAAAATTTGTGAGATGCACCCATCGTCTAGTGGTCAGGACATTGCCCTTTCACGGCAGTAACACCGGTTCGAATCCGGTTGGGTGTACCAATTATATTATGGGTGTGTAACTCAGCTGGTTAGAGTATCAGACTTTTAATCTGAGAGTCGTGGGTTCGAATCCCACCGCACCTACCATATTGAAGCACATTGGTTCTGAGGGTTGTTCCAAAGATAATTAACTCCAATGGAGTCCCAGTGTGCTTCAATATGGCATGTTAGCATAGTTGGCCTAATGCGCCGCCCTGTCACGGCGGAGACCACGGGTTCGAATCCCGTACATGTCGCCAAGTTTGTTGCTCAGTAGATCAGCGGTAGATCAGCGGACTGTTAATCCGTGTGTCGTAGGTTCGATCCCTACCTGAGCAGCCAGTAATTGTTGGGAGTTCGCCAAGTTGGTAAGGCATCGGATTTTGATTCCGACATGCATAGGTTCGAGTCCTATACTCCCTGCCAGTGTTATTGGGTTGAATGCTCTAATGGTAGGGCAGCGGGCTGTAAACCCGTGGCTTCGGCAAGTAGGTTCGATCCCTACTCAACCCACCAAGTTTTTCGGTCTTTAGT